ACGGATTCACAATTGACTGATATTCAAAATTACAGACAGGCATGGAGAGATATTACTGATTATGCTACGGCTGATGAAGCGTATGAAAACTTACCGGTATTGCCTAATTGGGTATTAACAAACGCATTAGTAGGTTAGAAACCCATTAAATAGACTTGGTGTTTTCTTAACACATGATGGAACACCCAAATTGGTTACTATACGAAGGAGTCCTTAGCGAACAAGATTGCGAGCGTTGGATTGAATTAGGCCGACAAGCACCAAAGCAAGAGGCCAAAACATTCAGAACAGGCGAAGGTGAGTCTGACGCTCACCGCAAAACAGACATTAGGTGGCTACCTAATGTTGGCCCATACTCCGAGATGCACGACTTTTTAATGAAGGTTGCTATGGATGCTAACAAACAATTCAACCTTACTCTTACAGATTTACCACCACTACAATTTACTGAATATGCAGATGTAGGGCATAAGTATGATATGCACCATGATGTTGATTATAATAGACAAGACGGCAAACACAGAAAGTTAAGTATTGTTGTGCAATTAACCGACCCCGATGATTACGAAGGCGGAATCTTATCTTTTGCTCACACACAAAATCCCGACCCCGAAGCACTAATTAAGCGCGGCTCTATTATATGCTTTATTTCATACTTAGAACACGGCGTATCGCCTATCACTTCCGGCTCAAGAACGAGCCTTGTTGGGTGGTTTGAAGGTCCAAGATGGCGATAATTTAACTATCGGTATTACGACCATAGAGCATGGAAAAAGAAGATAAACAATTCGTTGCGGCGATTCTTTTTTTAATCTTTTTTTTAAGCAACTACCCTGTTTCTTTTGACCTTGCGGAATCAGAACACCATACACTTCCATGCTATACTGTAAAAGGAGAAGTAATAGAAAAGGAAGAAAGTAATAATGATTATATTTTGTATGTTATAACTGAAATAGATGGTGAAAAACAAGGCTATGCTTTGTATGTTGCAGAAGAAACATATAAGAATCACGATGTAGGAGATACATACGAGCGGATAACCTGCGAATTGGCTTATCTAAATGAGATAAAAACCATAATTGATGAATTATTAGACGCAGGTATTATGGAAGTGAATGAGTGAAAAGAAAAGGAAAAATAGTCTATACCCCACCCGAAAAGTCATGGACTAACATAAACATTGAAGAAACACCGCATGGCTATAAACTATATCGGGGTAGCGATAACAGACATTTTGCCGTCATTCCTATTTCCGCAGTAAAACAAATTGTATATGAGAGAGATTAAGATGCAAGCGAATAATACCACAATAATTGAAGATTGTATAGATTGTGTAAGTGAATCGTCATCCTTGTTAGATGATATAGAAGTGCTTTTGGTAGCAGGTGCGGCCCTTTTGGGTATCGCAGTATGGGCTTTGAAAAAGTATCAAGCATTAAACGCTGATGGAAAGATTACACTTGACGAAATCGTTGATTCAATAGACGATGTAAAAGAAAAGGCCGCAGAAGCAAAGGCTGAATTGAAAACTATTGAAGACACATTGGAATCACGAAATGTGGCTGAATTGAAGGCTATGTTGAAGGAAAAGGGCCTTGCCGTAAGCGGCAAAAAGGCCGACCTAATCGCCCGACTTGAAGCAAGCATGGGTGAAGATGGTGTCTGACGAAGTAATAGATTTAAGACTTGATAACTTAGAAGAAACGGCAAAAAGACATGAAAGACTAATCGAACAATTGGTTCAGTCTAACATGGATATGAAAACCGGTTTGGCTCAAGTGGCTACTGAATTAGAAGTTACTAACGGTCTTATCGCATCCTATATGTCTAACACACAAAAGATTACCTTAGCCCTTATCGCAATTGTAGCAGGTGCTATGGGTATTTCAACGCAGATGTGATAAAATGGACCAAAACCAATGGAACGCATGGTGTCGTAATGTGGCTGAAAGGCTCACAAATGTTGAAAAGACACTAACAATCATAAACAAACGACAGAAGCGAATGCTTTATGTGATATTGATAGGATTTGTGGCGGTGTTGTGTAATGGCTTATTATTGTTCTATAAGTGATGTTGGCTCTCGATTGGGCTTAAATAGCGGCCAAAGAGATAAGGCTAACACACGATTAACTTCCGCTATACGCAGGGCTACAATAGACATAGACCAATGCTTCCGTGATTATGGGCGTGATGTGCCGTCAAGAGAAATCGCAAGCACAACACTTAGCGGCGCAGTAGCGGCTGGTGCTAATACTATTACCTTGACTTCTGCAAGCGCATTTTCTTCTGCCGGTAATGGTAATATTGACGGTGATTCTATCTCATGGACCGGTAAATCTTCTAACGATTTGACCGGAGTAGCGGGAGTTTCATTCGACCATGCAGACGGTGTGACCGTTGAAGAAGGGGAGTTTGCTCATGTGCTTAGAGAAATATGCGCTGATTTAGCGGCTTCGTATTATTATGAAGATGAATCTATGTTCCAAACAGGAACGACAGAAGGCTCTTTGCGCGGCTCAAGTCTTCGTGATAGAAGCACAATGAACCTTCGCCGTTTGGCCCATCTTGGGTCTGTGGATTGAAGGTGGTATTATGTTTGAAATACAGGTTGAAGAACAATCTCTTAAAGCATATACCAAAGAGATAAACGATGTTAATTCAAAAATTGCTCGCAACATTACTCTTGCTTTAAATACTGCACTACATAAAGAAAAAGATAAATACGAGCGATTTTTAAGGCGATACAAACAGAACCAATACAAAGGCCGAAAACGCGGAGATTGGGTCGAGTTTTACAAAAGAATAGCCGATGTATTATACGCAGAAGATATAGAACCGGTAGCAGTAGGTTCTTTTTTAGGTGGCCCTACTTCCGAATCTTTATTCTCCGTTAATACAGGTTTTTTTACTACAACCGGAAGTCGCGGTGAAGAATTAACAGGGTTATATTATTATGGTAAAAGAACGGCTAAACCTACATCAAAAAGGACTTACGCTAAGGCCACTAAAGGAAACCCTGTAATGCACAGTCTAATTCGCGGTCAAGCGCAAGGCGCATATTCAAACAAATTTTTACAGTCGGCAGATGGTGGCGGAAAATACCCACTACCCGAAGGCTATGTGAGCAAGGGTTGGGATAATCGCGGTAAAGAACAATTTGACGGTTATTTAAATAAGATAAGAAAAGCCTTTGAAAAAGAAGGAGAAAGGGTGCTTAGGGGGATGAACAAATAATGGCCGTAGCAACAAAGACTCAGTATTGGAATAGCCGTATGAACGGCACAGACCCTACTTCACTATCCGGTTCGTTTAATGATAATTGGTCCGGTAGTGGTGGTTCTGCATCGGGTGATTATTGGTTGGCTACATCATCCACTACCTATTCTATCACACCAGCCGCAGACGATAATGACTTAACTTTAGTAGCCGCTTTTTCTTTTAGTAATACATCAGATATACCGGCGGCTGGAACGGTGCTTATGGCTCTTGATAACGGAACAAAAAGGGTTGAAGTAAGGTCTAAAGGTAATGGTGATAAGTTAGATTTAGTCGGCGCATCAACAGTAATTACACGCGATTTAGATATTACAAAACAAGAAGATGAACCTATTGATTTGATTCTTAGATTAACTCTTGATTCAAGCGGAAATGGTAAATTATACACAAGAGAAATGATTTTTGATGACGATGCAAATACTATGTTTTATTCAGTAACAGGTTCGGCTTCATCAAGTGCTACTGCATCATGGGGTAATACTGATGGAACGGTAAAATGGGCTTCTGTGTATTACAGTAAATTTGGCGCATTTACGCCCGAAGAATTGATGACTTCTGATTTTGCACAGGACACACTATCGCGTATGGGTATAGCAATTGTAAATCAATTAAAAAATAGCAAAAGAATGTATTTGAAAACACAGGTTGATACTGATTCTATCGTGTATGGGTATGACCTTTCAATGAACAGATTAACAAAAATGATGCCGCCTGTTATTCATGTGGTGATAGAGGGTATAGATTCTCCGTCATTTGATACATTGGGCGGCACAAAAGTTAGACAAGAATATGATGTTAGGGTTATGGTAACTACGAGAGGCACTAACTACGAAGACGCATACCGAGAAGGATTAAATATAATCGGTGAAGTTTTTGATGAAATTTATACAAATACAGGGGTTTTGGCGACAACAGATAGCATCATTTCTTATAATGCTGAATTAGATGTTAAGATAGACGATGACGATACGGTTTGCACACACCAAATGGTATTTACTTATCAAAGGCTCATAGACATGAGGCATCGTTGATAACCTTTAAATGACGCATGATTCGTGCGTCTATACAATAATAGGTGGTAATATGGCTGATGACTTTCTAAATCGCTATGTTGGAATAGTAAAAGAATCTTCCTATGGAACAGACCCTACATCGGGTTATATCTATGGGGAAGTGGATGAAGAATCTCTCGGACACAAGTTTGACTTGATGGTTCGTGAGGATATGAGCAGGGCAATTTCTTCAAAAGCAGTAACCGGTAAGGAATACAGCGAAGGAGATATTAGCCTCGCTATGCAAGTGGATGACTTCGTAGCGACTTGTCTTTTGGGCTTTTTCCCAACCGATAGCGTATCGGGTAGCGGTCCATACACACACACATTACTTGAACCGTCTTCTGCATCCGATGAATACCCTTCTTATACTATTAAGGTTGGTCGTGAGCAAAAGCAACACACCTTCACCGGTATGTGCGCTAACACACTAAATGTCGCCGCAAATGTAGGCGAATATGTTATGATGAGCGTTGGTTTTTACGGTAAGGGAGAATCTGCCGTAGCCGCTCTCACTACACCTACTTATGATGGTGCGGCTCTTGACGCACTTTACTTCGCAAACGGTGAAGTCAAGTTTGGAAGCGGTAGCGCAGTAGCAACCGTTAAGTCATTTTCTTTTGATATTAACCTAAACCAAGACCCCGACAACGCTTACGCTCTCGGTGGCGCAGGACCACAAAGAAAGATACCTAAGCAACGCAGGGAAATCACAGGAACAATCGAGTTTAACCAAGTCCTATACACCGCAACAGATGGTGAGCCAACATATAGCACACTAATTGCGGCTGATGGTGATGTGGATAATCCAAGCGGCGCAGATGCGGCTATGACTCTTGTATTAAAGGATGAGGGCGGCACAGAAAGCATAACCTTTGATTTCAAAAAGGTTTTCTTTGAAGCACCGGAAGCATCAGTAAGTGGCCGAGATACAAACACAATGACCGTCAATTTTAGAGGACTATATGATTCAACAAGCGGCGGTGCGGCTAAGGCTATGACTTGTGTTCTAACAGGAAACAGTCTGCAATCCGGCGCATACTGATGGTGATTAAATGAGTCATACAATTGCTGACCCGACAAAAATGACTGTCCATGAGATTAAGACTACTATGGAGTCTGCAAACACAGACCTACAGACTTTCTTAAGAACCCTCGCGGCAAGTGATGATGTAGTAAGCATCAATTATATGCAAAACAAAAATTCAAATCGTATCGTTATTAATGTAACATACGAAGACCAATGATGGTGAGATAAATGACTGAAAGATATGAAGACGAACACGGCGTTTGGGAAAAGAGAGTTATCGAAGGCCGAGTCAAAGATGTTTTGGTTGAACCAAAAGTAGTGAAAAAGGCGGCTAAGAAAGCCGCACCAAAGAAAAAGAAAGCGAAGGTGAGTGAAAGTGCCGGTTCTGCAAAAGGAAATTGAATTGAACGATGAAAGAAAAATACTTGTGCGTCAAGCATCGGGTGTTGAAAAGATTAGGCTTGAGAGTAAGCAAGCAAAAGTGCTAAGAAAATTTAGACACTTTGGTGAACCTACCTCATGGTCCGAAGAACAACAAATGGAGTTCTCGGATGCCCTCGATGAAGAAGGATGCGGGATAGCCGACCAAATAGATGCGTGGCTTCCTAACTGTATTCTATCAGAAGATATTACAATCAATGACCTAAACACAGAAGAATTACTGCGCGTTTTAACCTTTGTTAGAGGGGATGAAACCATAGCACCGGAAGGTGCGCCCCCTTTGGAGTAGTGGCCCACGCCGCCCCGACTTTGTGTATGGCGTTTAAGGGCCAAACGGCCTCAGATTTTTTTTGGAGATACCAAGAAGAAGGCGGTATGCAAAGCCTCAATTTAGACTTACTCGTAGCGGCTGAAATGGGCGAAAGAATAAGCGAAGCCTCAGAAAGCGCAAAAGGTTCTGCGGCGGCTAAGAAAGCCGTAGCAAGGCGCGACCGTAGGAGAGAGCAACGCAAACGCATAAATAACAACCGTGATTTATTTCAGATGATGAGCGATAGCGGCGTTCCGATTCAAGCCGCAGATAGTGAGAGCGTGGGTGAATGATAGAACCGGTCCTTTTCTTTTCTCCAATTTGGGTTATGGCTACTGCCGCAGTAGCCATGATAGTCCTTCGTGGTGGTGTCTCTCGGTTATTCTTTAACCTCGTAGGAACATTTCAAGCCAGCAGACTTATTCACGATGCGGAAGCCGCATCCATAGCACTTCAAGGTCTTTTTGTTGATGCCCTTTCCGGTGTGATAGAAAGCGCACAAGAGTTAAACCAACAAATCGTTGAAATCGAACAAGCGGTTATTCCTATTGCGAGAGAAGTCGAGATTGCGACCATTGAATTTGAGAAATTCTTTGATACTACCGTTATTACCACAAATCAATTAGACGAAATGGCCCGAAGCGTTAGGGCTATTGGTGCTGAATTTGGTTTCGTAGGTGATGAAGCATTAGCCGCAGGTGGTAGGGCGGCGCAATTACAGGCTCTTTACGGTCCGGGTGTTGTCGAGCCACTAACAAGGGGTGGTTTGGCTCTCGGATTCGTTGGTGATATGGGCGGTGCAGAAGCACAACAGGCTTTAATTTCTCTAATGCAACAGAATGCTCTTGTAACAGGAGATTTAACACAGGCTCAATTCGCTCTCTTATCCTCATACGAACAAAGAGATGTGGTTACTGCATCTGTAGCCGACACACTAAACAAACTAAACAGCGTTGAAGATAGGTCGGCGGCTCGTATGCCGGAAATTATTGAAGCCATGAATCATTTTGGTGGTGTAGCAAGATTAGCCGGAGAAGACATAGGGTTTATGGCCGCTATGACGGCGACATTGATTGAGCGTGGTATTCGCGCGGAAACTGCGGGAACGGCTCTTAGATTTACTTACGCAAGAGTCGGTGGTGATATTAACGGTGCGGGTCAAGCGTTAAGGGATTTAGGCGTGGCGACACACGACGCAAACGGCGAATTAAGACCGATGCAACAGATTCTCAACGAGTTAGCACCAGCATTTAATCAGATGAGCGACCAACAACAACAGGCTCTCGCACAGACTATGGCTGGTAACAGACATTATGCTCGTTTGCTTCTTTTGATGCAAGACCTTGAAAGAGCAAATATGCTTTTCAATGAGGCTCAACAACAAACCGGAAAAGTAATGGAAGAAAACGGAGAGGCCGCAGGTTATCTTGCTGACCTATTCGCAAATACCGCTTTCCAAATAGAACAGACAGAAGCAAGAATTTCAAACTTACAAGCCGCAATCGGTGAGCGTTTGCTACCTGCACAGTTAGCCGCCCTTGAAGCACAAGAGGATATGCTTATCACCATAGAGGCTATGATAGGTGCATTTGAAGGAACAGGTTTAGGTGCATTCTTAGAAGAATTATACGAAGCAAGACTTGTGTTAATGAATATCTTTGCGCCGTTTGTTCAATTATACCTAAACATCTATGCCGCACAAATCGCACTATCCGGTTTCAGACAGGTTATGAGGGCCATTAACGGAGAACAAATAGCGTTTATTATGGGGCAACAAACAAACAATGCAGTTACTCTCGCTCAAGAAGATTTGAGAGCGAAAAAATTAACGATAAATAATTTGAAGCAACAGGCTTCTGCAAAGTTAGCACAAATAAACGCAAGAACAAGTGTGTTAAGAAATAAATTATTAGACGATAGACTAAAGAAAAATGGTGTTGAAGTAAAACAAAAACAATTAGTCTTACTAATAGACCGACAAACCGCTTTAGTAGCATTGAAAAAACAAAAAGGGCAAAAATCAATGCTTAAATTAACTCAGATAAATAAAGAAATTAAAAATCTTGAAAAAGAAATAGAGAAACAAATACTCAATACAAAGAATGCAGAAGCCGGAACAATGAAAAAAATAAACGCTTTAGAAAAAGAGCATTTGGTATTGGTTGATATGATAGCCCACCACACTAAAGATTTAGTTTTATTACAGGAAAGACTCACCGCCGAAATAAACCAAATGAATGCCGAGTTAAAAGAACAAGGCGCAATCTTAACCGGAAACCAACACGCTTTGAGCGGCGGGGTATCGGGTGCGATGGCCTTTAGTGGTGTGGCTATGATTATGTCTATGATATTGATGGTTGTTGGAGAAAACATAAATAAAATACTTCCTAAACAAATAGAATTTGCGAACAACTCAGAAATTATGGCTGTGGCTATGGTAATGTTAGCGGCTTCCTTTGCACCGATGATAGGTCAAATGATAATAAGTATCGGTTTATTAACTGCAAAAGCAGGTTTGGTTGTTGGTAACATTATTAAAAATACTTATCTCGCCGCTTCTAATTTTGCGGTGGCGGTAAGCGAAGGTGGCTTTTTAAATTCTCTTAGGGCTTCTATTTTTGCTTTAGGTGCAAAATTGAAGGTTATGGGGTCGGCTATTGTAGCGGCGGCTGGTTTAGCCCTTTCTAACTTAACTTTGACGGCAAGTGAATTTGCCGCCACCACAGGTGCAACGGCATTAGCGGCGGCATTACAGGCCGTATTCTTAACAATGATTGGTATTCTTGGTTTAACAGGTATAGGTCTCGCTCTTGTTTTATTAGCGGGTGCGGCTATGGCGGCGGCAAAAAAATTATTGCCTTTTAATTTAGAGATGCAAGATACTATGACTAACATGGAAGATTTCGCAGATATGGATGTGCCTACTTTCGATACAGGGTTTTTAGACACTTATGCCGATGGGCTAAATCAAGCGACTGACGCACAAGAAAAATTCAACAACAGTCGAGAAGAAATGTTCTTTGGATTTAAAGCAGGTAATGTGCAAGGTGCATTAGTAAAACAGATTCAACAACAAGGCGTTGAAACATTCATAGCCAACACAGAAGTTATACAGACTAATAATTTTAACGGCATGACTACAAGAGAGATGGCTAACATCGTTCTTGATGCGATAGAGAGCGAAGCGGGCGCAAGAGGAATCAACCTCTCCGGTGTAAGTGTGTGATGATATGGTAAGAACAGTCAATAGTAAATACGGTGCTTGGATAGCGACCTATTACGATGATTTTAACGGTGCGAGAGCCATAGCCAATGACGACAATTCACCTTCTGCTACCGACTCATACGACAAAAATAAAACACACTATGGAAACCCGATGAACGGCGAGGCTATCCTTAATCCCCGCTACCGTTGGTCTAACAATGAGATGAATAAAAATAATAATTATAATACTGCTCTAATTGGTTCAAGTGATGAAACCAAAGAGTTATCAAACTCCGGTTCGTTTGAATGGCTAACGCTTGATACAATAAGGCAAAAATCCAGCGAATACGAAGGGCGAGCGCAATTACAATATCCCGATGGAAATGTCGGAAACAAATGGCGATTTGACGCAAGCGGTAGTGATGCTTACCTTCTTTTTTCTAACGGGCATGATTCTTTAGGGAGATACATTGTTCCTCTCGGTGATGATGATGCAACCTTTGGCCGAGCCACGATGAATTATTACACAACGACTAATTACCAAACAAACAAAAACGCAGGTGTGCATACGCAGACGGCAGGGTTTGTTCAGCGAGCGCATCTTGCTGGTGTTTGGATGGGAGAGACTGTGGAATATGCACACGGAACGCTTGATTCAAATGGTGAAAGCCCACGAAATCTATTTCAGCCCGTTAAATCACCATCGGGGCAACCATTCCTTGTAGTGCAATCATTTCACGCCAGCGATTCATCTAAGGGTTCAACCATTCCTTCTATTGCTTATGACGGTTCATTGAATAGCGTTGGTGATGACGATGTATTTACAGTTAGATTTGCGGTGCGAGCATATAGCGGGGCTACATCAAACGAAGGTAAATTAACACCTACTGCTACAGTTAAATTTGGATATACAGGTAGTGGTGTAGGAACAGACCTTGAAGATGGATTAACCGGCTCTCCTAAAGTAGCATGGGAAATTGACCTTTCTTCTTATAACACACACCCGTTCAAATATAGCACTAACACAACGGAAATAGATGAAGTAACGCATTGGATTGACCTTGATTTTGTCCTTGATTATACCAACAGTAAATTTAAGGTGTATCAAGACGGAACAGAAATAACTTCAACAAATTCTCTCGGTGGCTCTTATTCATCCGGCTACGCTTTGACGAGCGCAACACCGGCTGATATGTATGGTTGGGAAATGGAAGTCAAACCCGCATCATCACAAACAAATGTAAATTGTGTGTTAATGCTCGACCGAGCCGCTATGTATAGGCCACTAACAGACCACCCAGACGGTAGGGAGTTACCGCCTTTGAATGAAATGAAGATGACTCAAACAGTAAATGGTTTTTCTTCGTTATCTATGAAAATAGAAGACGAACCTGCACCGGAAGGCGGTTCAAATATAGGAGTCAATTCAAATGATTACTCGCATAATTTATTAGGGTTGTTTAATAACTCAAATGCTAATGATTTTTACCTTCTATTATTTACAAATCCCACAAGGGCTTTAACAAACGAAAGCCATACTATTGATAGACCGACATGGATGGGTGTTATTGAATCAATGAAGATAAACCAAACCATAAAGGAAAGAATAATACAATTAAGGGCAACAGATATGCTATCAATTCTTGATAGACAAATCCCCCTTTGGGAAGTCGGGCAAAAGTCATTGAATAAAGATGAAGCAACGACTCCTTATTGGTTGTATGACGCACAAGGGTTCAAAAATATAATGAATCTCGGTGCTTCACCATTGAAAAGATTAGACGGTAGCGTAGGTTTTGACGTTGATGACGATTACAAAGAATTGAAAAATCAAAGAATGCAAATAAATTCTGCACACCCTATCCAAATGTATAACAATGAAGATACAGATTATGGGCCGGATAACATAGAAACCCAATATGAGGGTGTAGGTATTGTTGGGTTTGGGAGAAAGGAAGATAGCGGCACACAATATACGATTGTTTATTTTGACGGAAACCCAAGTTTTTCTAACGGTGATACATTTAATGTGATAGGAAGCCAAAGCCATAACACTTCTTCTGCGGTAACTGTGAATGGTTCTCTTAGCGGCACAGATGACGCGGGAAATCAATTTGTTGCTGTTACTCCCGATTTTGCTTCTGCTGATACTTCTGCAAGAATTATTTATGCTGGTGAGCACATGGTTTGGAGACATTCAACGCAAGGAGAAGACGCGGTAAAAAATATAAGGACTGTAAATGATGCAACAGTGTTTAATCATCTTTCTAACCAATACTCCGGCACAAACCTTTCACCAACACCGAATTACAGCGATACCGCGCCCGCATTGTGGAGGACGTTTGATGGAACGATAAATGCTTTTCCCCAAGCGACCGACCCAACACGCGAACACACAATATTTATTTTTGATGCCGACCCAAATTTGGTTGTCGGGCAAAAATTTCATGTCTTTGAAGAAAATGAAAACGGTAATACTTCATCGGCTATGCAAGGAATAGCGGGCGGGCATTTAGTTAAGAATGTATCAGTAGTCATAAATTATTTTAACGACACAATAGATTTCAACACTACCCCTCATTTGTATGTTGTTGATACACACACCCCCTACAACGGAACAGATTTTGGAGAGTATTTTAATTCCAGCACCGGATATGAAAATCTAAAATTAGGTAACGATAGAGCGTCATGGAGTAGTGATGTAGGAACGGCTACACCAATACCCGCTTCTCTTGATAAAGGGATAGAAAACAAGGCTATTCACGCAGTTTGGATGCGTGATTTACCTAAGTCTTTGTGGTTTCAATATCACTTCGGACAGATACTTAGAAGCCCTAAAGAATCAGCCGACTTAGGCTCAAACATAAATACTTCCGGTGCGACAACAGTTAGGGTGTCTTTTACTTCGACCCAATTTAATAATATACCAACGGCAGGTATAGCGGAAATAGAAGACTTGGGGAGATTAGAAAAAAATAGAGTTAGGGATAAATTTATTTACAAAGGGAAGGTTCAAAGCGGCGGAAATTATTATCTTATTGGTTGCGAATACATTTCAAAAACCCACGCAACGAGTTATAGTGAATTGGGAACAACAATCAATACTAAGGTTCATATCTGCAACATAAGTGATGATTACAAACACTTGTATTTACTTTGGGCTGATATGAGAAACAACGGTAATGCAGATGCAGACGGCGCATACAGAAAAGAAGATTTTGGTTTGTTATACCCAATATCTTCTAATTATGAAATATCATTAAATTACACAGAACAAGATGCAAATGCAGACGGAATACCCGATAAATTCACTTCCTTAAAAGTAGGAGAAGATGTGGATATATGGAACATAAATGCAAAGAAAGACCCATCCACTACTTCAAGTGGTTCTGCTGACGGTGCATTTTCAAAGCCCGCAGATTACACTAATTCTGTGGCCGTATCAGCCCTTCAAGATAATAGCGGTAAATTAAGAATTACAACAAGCAATACAGGAAGTGTGGTGGCTAATGAGTTTATTCATTTAATTAACACCTTTAATCACGATGGAATACACAAGGTAACGGCGGTATCGAGCAATACACATTTTGACTTAGATACAACTTTCGTTAGCACCACTACCAATACCGGCGGCGCGTTTTACTGCGCCACCACAGGAAGCGACCAAGACTTATCACAGTATCAAGATTGGGAAGACAAAGGCGGGGCGTTTATTGTTGTGGATTCATCTAAGTTTTTCAATTTGAATACATTAGCAAACGGTGGTAAGACCGGACAAGATGCAGGGGGTAAAACATCATTAGGTGATTTCGTAGCCACCATCAAAGGCTACCCTACACTAATAGATAATTATTGGGCGGAAGCCATAGCAAGTAGGAGTAATGTAGGTTTGCCTTATACCCCACACCCTAATGCAAAATACATAAAGAGTGAATTTATTGAGATAGATGAAGATATAAATATAGGTGATTTCTTTATTAAAATGGCTGATGCAAGCGACTTTGAGCCGGATGGTGGCGTTGGTAGGATTATAGGTATAAATGACGATGGTTCAAGAGAACAAGAAATAACCGATTGGTATATGTCTTATTCTTGTGCTAACACCGAAGAAGTTACAGGCACTTTAACATCAGCACCAAGTTTTGATGCTACTACGGGTCTTTTCACATTAACTGATTCAAGCGCAATATTCAAAACAAAGGGAATAAAAGCAGGTATGCTGATTGAAAACACAACAACACCAATAACTCATGTTACTACTGATGGAATGAACCTAAGAAGATTCTTTAGGGTGGAAGAAGTTACTTCAAACACACAAATAAAAGTTTCAATTGCTTATCATAATAGAGCAGATTACTTACAGACACAGGCTTTAGGATATACAAGATATGACGCAGACGCGGAAACATCAACACTAAAAAATCTCTCGGTTGCTGACGCGGCATTAGAACAAGGGAAGTGGGCTAACGGTGAGGGATATAAAATACCTATTCAATTAGGAAATGTGTTCGCTCATCCTGCGCCAGCCGAAGCCTTTGATACTATATCGGATAACTTAAAATATTTATTCGACAATTACCTTAATTCAGTAAGCACAAATACTATTCCATCAATCCATTCTTCGTTTATCAACGCCAATTATAATGGTGGTGTTTTCGTCTCAACCGCCATAGCAACGGCCTATAACAATAGACTAATGATGGAATTAAAGGGTGGCGTAAGAAGCGGGAACAACGGAACATTTTGGGATAGCGATAAATACCGTGTGTTATGGAATGCTGGACTAATGCAAACATGGTTGCCTCAAACAAGATTAAGCACCATTTTTGATATTAACAATGTTCCAATTACAACAAATATGACTACATACAACGACAAGACAAGTAACGATTCATACGGGTCAATTGTTGATAGCAGGGGTAAAACCTTATGGAACACAGTTAGAAAAATCCAAGAGAGTTCGGGTATAGGCAACACTAATTCGCTAAACACTACATTTTCATATTTGGCTGGAAAAGATGGAAGAATAGATTACCGACCTAAGTATAATTCCGGTTGGGATTTATCGAGAAATAATATAATGTTTAATAAATTATCAACAAATGTAGCAGGTAAAATTACTAATGTTAGGGTTTATTACAATAAAGGTCAATCGTTTGTTGATTTTCCCGAACCCGCTCTCACAGACACAACAAAATGGAAAGTCGTTCAACACCCAAAGGTTATAGGAGATTTAGAAGCATTGGCTTTGGCTAAAAAAGAATACATAGCCTTGAAAGAAAGTAGGTTATCTGTAAGCGTTGAACCAATAAGAGATGCTACTACTGACGACAAAATGCTAACACATGGTAGGTATGGCTACATAGCAGACCCATACAGGGCCATACAGGGCTATAATAACGCCATAGCCGGTGGTTCGTCATGGACCTCCCTTGCGGCTGGTGGTGCGCCCTTCGCAGGTATGACTAATGCTCTTGACGGCAATATGAAAACCTCAACAGACATATACAACAGATATGGTGAATCCGAACCGCCCACAGGTGCGGCTCTTAGTAGCACAATAAATTATGATGATAATTATTATTTCTATGGGTCTAACTCATTGGCTTATGCGGTGCAAATAGTCCATGTTCCCCCTAAGTGTCCTTTGGTTAGCGGCACAACAGGAGAGGAATTGAGAGTAGCGGTGCATCTTTCGGGCGGCACAACAATTGACGATGCACAATTCACAATCGGGCTTTACGATTATAGTTATTCAACAAGTAATAGCGGTCATGGTGGCGGTGGCCCTACAATGATTGCGAGTCTTGCTACCGGTGGATACGAGAAGGTTGATGCGGTTCAAAGCGGATTCTATGAAATTAAAGTGCCGGACAGTTATGATGCTGACGGAATACTAAATGACGGCTCTATTGTTATCTCATTCAACGCCGACTATTGCAGGGCTTTGTTGCGCCACAGATGCGGCGACCCAACCAATGCTAACATTCTAAAAAACGCACACGATATTACAGACATAACTTCGTTTGGTTCTCCCACCAATACAAATAGCATATTTCCTCTCGGTATGTTGAAGCACATAGAAATGTCTTCATTCGCAGACCATAGAACGGAATGGTATGCACCAAGAGTCCATATTACCCATGACTACGCATACACACCAGCCACCTTTGTTAAATTAACAGATGCAGGTTTGGGTCTTAACAATGAAACAATGGTTATTCAAAAAATACAATGGGCGGTAAAAGGGGCTGATGTTGAAGAATTAACATTAGAGTTAGAAAGAAATGAATCACTTTCTGCTGGTGGTATAATATCTTACTTATTCCCACAATATACTACTGCTGGTATTAACAATGTTGAGGAAGGCAGTATTATTGACGGCGAGGGTTCTAATACAGGAAATGTGCATGAACCCGAAGACGACCCCGTAGGAGAAGGTAGCGACCCAAACGAAGGAAACCACACAGGCGGGGGCGGGATTGATGACGGCGATAGAGAAGGCGGCGCGGGTCATCACTTTGAAGATAAAATAACCGCTCAACAATTTAGCCCTGCTACCTTATCTATGCTCAAAGGAAGAATGGCGTTAAAGGCGGATAAATTTAGTCCTTATGGGGAATGGTCTATACTCGGTCAAGAACAACCCGATAAAATCCCATCATATATGGGTAACCAATCAGATGATATGGTAAATTTCACCGCATCAGACGGTGCGACCGTATTAGACGCAGAAGGCTACTCATTACCCGCTTCTAACTTCTCCATAGAATCAGATGCAATTAACGAATCTTCTATAACGGCTAAAATTATTGTGCCTTCTGATGTGGTGTCTGATGAAATATCAATATCTGCTAAAGTATCTCATGGTGATACTTCTCAATATAATACTAAAGCCGCACTTAACATACAAGTTATCTGCGAAGAAACCGGTGCGAGTATCACAAATAAAAAAAGCATTATTTCTTCTCCGAATATAAGGGCAATTGATTTACTAAGTAAAACAAGCATAAGTGGTTGTGGAGTAGCGGGCAACACAATTTTAGTAAATATAACAAGAAGGCGTGGAGAAAGTGGAGATGATTCAAATTCGGCAATTAAGTTAGGGAACATAAAGGTCAATTTCAAGAGGGCGGCATTCCCGACAGAATCACAAACCAGAAAATTCTCTCAATTTGAGTAATCTTTTCTAAGGGCTAATATTTTTCTCGCCATCGTGCGGGTTATCCCGTCTATCTCCATCAATTGCTTCTGTGTAGTTTTCTTGAGAAGAAGGTTAGGTATCGAACCAAATTTCTTCAAGACGGCTTCTGCCCTTTCGGGCGTTACTCCATGTATGTGTGATAGTGCCGCTACTCGCGGGTCGAGAGGCTTACCGACAACAGGGCGCGGTTGCTTTGCCTTCTTGACTATCTCCATCTGTGTGTGCGACACCGCCAAGAAATCAACAAATTCTTCCATCGTAGCAAATTCCATATATTTTATTCGCGGGAATCGTTGATAGAAAGTTTGTTTGAATGATAGGATGGTCTTCTTCATCTTAGCGGTTTCGATAGCGTAATCCCGCTTAGTCATTTTGCCTCGCACATAGGGCTTGAGGGTTGTTCCATAGACGACAAGCATAGGCTCATCAAATTCCTCGTCTAAATCTCTCAATTGGTCTAAGATTGTCCGTGTCCTTCCCATGCCGAGAATAGAACGGTAAAGGTCATTTATTTCCTTCGCCTCTATACCACGATTACCTATGATGTAATCCGCCGCACTTAATCTTCTGACTTTGGCTTTACCGCCTTTAGCATCAGCATCACCTAATTTAGCCATTATTTTATTTATGACGACCTCATTTTCTCGGTCATCCACTATCAACATATCACTAAAAAAATAAAGGTGAATATATGAAGGGTTAGTCTGAACAACCCTCGCATCTCATCATACTTAATTCTCTAAAACAAGCGGGGCATATTGGTTTTCCGTGTTGTATCAATACGCCAACCTCTCCGGTCCATCCACAAAAGCAAGTCTTAATCGTTCCTAATATCTGCATTCTAATCATCTCAATGTTCCATCATCGCGCCAACAAGACCCCATGCACAAACCGTTGGATTGTATTTTGGCGCAAGTGGGGGTGTTGTCGTAGCCAATGACTGATTTAATATGTTTTCGGCTCACACCCTCGTTGAAATCGCGCCAACCTAATTTACTTATGAATGAAAGAATCTCCGAAGTCATTTGCTCTATTTGCTCGGCGGTTAGAGATTCGGGATTAGCAAACCAACGCAGGTTTTCTGCAAGGTGGGTAGCCAAAAATATGCGTGTAAAATGGCGTGGATTTTCTTCGTGTATAGCGCGTTCTAAGCATGGGGGCAGGGGTATATCCCCCGAACCCCCAATGTCGCCCTCAAACGCCGTTAAAACGGGTAAAACAGGCAAAGGATTAGAAGCCGCCCACCTAACAAGACTGAATGTTCCGTTTGGTTCAGAACCCCTAAATGGGTCATGCTTAGAAAGAGAGGGAATCGGTTGTTTTGGGATAGCATATCCCATCGGGTCTTGCTTGAATAATATAGGGTCTATATTTACCGCCCACCTACCCCGCTTTGGATTGTATGTGTCCGGTATGCGTGTGAGTTTAGATGGATTACCTACACCGTCTAAGGTCTTCAAACCCTTAGAGATTTCTCGTTGGTATCTATCGAGATGTTTTACCATCCCTGTTCCGTGAACAGGTCGGTCAAAGAATTGATAGACATGGAATCCTCGCCCTGTGGCTACAATTCTAATGTCGCCTTCAAGACGATTAACTAACTCGCCCACATCTGAGCGCACATCGTCAAAGGTAGTATCGTCTGTAATGTCGAAATCCCACCACGCTTTATCTATCACTACCGACTCGGTATCAGCCCGCCATGAGCGGCGAGGGTCAACCTTCTCATAGAAATAGAGAGATGTATAGCAAGATGATTTACCATTGACCGAAGAAATATAACGGTTAAAATCACTACGGTTGGTGCAAAGGCTACGCCTAAGACCTATCTCTCGCGGGAACAACATATCACCACCTATGCTTCTTGTTCGTGGCCGCATTCACAAGTGATAAGCAGTATTTGTTCGGGTATCGAACCTTCTTCTCCGGTAACGCGATACACAACGCGCTCATCAACCCATACACCCGCACTTTCACAACCAGCACATACAGTTATTCTTTCATCATCCATTGTTTTCATCTCCAAATAATTTATCCCCAAATAACATTTCTTCTTCGCACGATAGGTGGAAATCGCACCATGTCGTGCAGAAGTAGTCATTCCATTTCATAGTATAGTCTTCACTAAGGAGTTTTTCAATTATAGTAGCAAGTGATTTATCAAACGCATTAACTGTCCTTGAGGACACCTGTTCCATGATAGCAACGCCATATTCAGAACCCAACCACACAGTCTTACCACGCTTGTTAATCTCATCAAGGAGTTTATCTGACGCATATATGTCCGGCACGATGTAGTCCGGTGTAATATAAAGGAAATGAGTTATTTCCTCGTTCTTGTATTCGGGGTGCAGGGAGAGAACCCTGCGATAGAAGGCTAACTCCTTTCGTGTCCTACCGAGTTTGCCCGTGTTCATGTTGCCTGTCTTCAATTCAACGAGAATCAAACCACCATCGGGATGCCGAAGCACACCGTCAATAATAGCAACCCACATAATATTTTGCCCGTTATATTCTTCTGCGATTTCGTGCTTGACTTCACATTCAACCACTTCTAATCCGCCTAATTCGTTGGCGATAGCATGGAGTAATTCGGACATAGCCATAACGCCGTTGTCGTCATCGTAACCTAATTCTGCGGCCTTGTTCCATAGTGCTTCGACACCATCAGTTAGTCCTTCTTCCATGACCGTGTGGATATGTGTTCCTCTAATCATTTCATCGGTCGGCGGTATGCTCGGTAATTCGGCACAGTATCGCCAATAATACTGACGAGGACATTTTACATAAGTCATGTATGATGACTTAGCCACCCGTAAGTATGGCGCAGTATGTGGAATATAACTCGACTCCATAAATCTCTCTCCTTTCTTTGGTTTATAACCATTCCGTTATCCGCTTTTGGGGAATCAATGTATCTGATTCTGTTATTTCATAATCACCCCAATGTGCTATTCGATGACGGGCTATTTCTAAATAATCCTCATCCAATTCAATACCCACGAAGTTAAACCCTTCAAGACAAGCCGCTATGCCTGTCGTGCCGCTACCCATGAATGGGTCAAGGACTATACCTTCGGGCGGCGTGATTAGGCGGCATAGATACCGCATCAAATCAATGGGCTTTACTGTCGGGTGATTGTTCCTTTGTTCTCTTGTTCTGTTTTCGGGGTTGCGGTTATTGTTCCTCAGCCCTTCATCTGTTTGCATACCATAGGTCGAGTTTTCATTTAATTTAAGGGGTAAATTATCGCACCCTGCGTTTCTCTCATTTTGGTTAGCCTTGATACAGTAAAAATAACGAGATTGTTCTAACCCACCTGCCGCTTCTTCATCAAAGATTACATTAGCGGGCCAACGGCTTTCTTCTTCTATTCTGCAACCATCTATATTCATAGCCCCTGTTCCGTATTCATCCATGTTATCAACCACTTTACCTATCAATGGTTTGCGAGCAAGACAAATAGGTTCATTGGCGGGTTTTAATTGCGTTCCCCAACCACCACCCACATTGAGCGACTTAGGGAATCCTTCGCCGTAAATCCATTGGATTTGGTCGCGTATTTCAAATCCCGCATCCTCTATATTGACTACTACTCGATGATAGGTTCGTGTGCCGGAGAAAGCCAACAGATGACCGCCATGCTTCAACACACGCAGACATTCTCGCCATATCTCAACAGACGGCACATCGTAATCCCATTTGGATTGCATAAAAAGTAATCCGTATGGTGGGTCGCAGACGATAGAATCAATGGAGTTATCATCCATCTCCTTGAGGACACGAAGACAATTACCTAATCTCAAATCTATATCCATGATACCTCACTAACCCCATTCAACGCGTTTTCTAACGGTTGTTTATTCCAGCCTAATACCTCATAATAAGGAGATACCTTATCGAAGATAAATTTCTGAGCAGTATATCTTCTGCCGATTTCGGCTACACCTTGTAAATCATCGGGGTCATCGAATGCTATGTATTTACCCGAATTATCTAAGGCAACAGAAAAGAAAGAACCCTTACGATAATTCTTACCTATGGTTTCGTTAGCCCACTTAGCGGCGGCAGACGAGCCGGATAGCACCTTGTATTCGTGCAATTCACGCTCAAGTTTCCCTTTCATGCACAGGTTCTCAATCGGTTCTTCACCATCCAATACATCTTCAATTAGAACCTGTAAATTACCGGACACATACCCTTCTCCTGCGCCACCCAATACTTGAAGAACAGTCTTCATTGACTCCTTCATAATCTCCGGCATCCTTGATTGCTTCAATTCAATACCCTTAACATAAAGTTTAGGTTCGTCAAGCCATTTACCGTTCTCCCACGATACATTACCCGCATAACGGTTCTTAGCCATGAGGACCATACGGTCGCAGTATCTTTCAAATTCGACCTCTATTGGGTGCATCATTTCGTTTATCTCGCGTATTTTACCGTTATAACCCGAATCATGCGGGCAAAAAATCTGACCCCGCACAAAAATACTGTCGGTGTGTCCGTAAATAGTTTCTAAGCCCTGTTTTTCTGCAACCTTTCTTAATTTGTATAGCGTCTGTCTTGATGTAAATGTGATAGCCGCCGCCACTTCGGGGTGATACATTCCATACTTAGAATCACCACACACACCATACATAGAGGCCACTAAAGATTTACAGGCAAATTGCATACAATCCCAACGGAAATAATTTTGCGGGTCATCCTTCATCAATTGCTTGAATTTATTGCGAAGATTAGTCATGTAATCCATCTGTCTAATTAAAAGCCCCTTATCTTTTCTTGAGAATTTCGTTCCGTTGCCGCAATCAACGCCGTTCTCATCGAGAGAATCCCACGATATATTGTGCATCGAAGCATTACTGTGATACATGGCCTTTACATCGAGAATACCCACACCCTCATACAGACCAGCATTTACTTCCATTACATCTGCGCCCTCATAATCCACCTTCTCAAATTGCGGGCTTGTTGGTATTCTCCTGTCGAACAGGGGGTCAGCCAGCACTAACGAAGAAAACATCTTCGTGATAAATGGTGTTGAGCGTATATCGCATTGGACTAAGTGTTGTAATGCCGTGTAATAATCAAGGGCATTTACTTTACGGTCAAGGCGGGGCAAAAGCCTCACATCTTGTCGGCAGTAATGCACATAGAGCGGGAAATCGGTATGGTATGTGTTGTGCCCATCGGGTAATTCGACCTTCGCTTCACCTAAGACTTCTTGCGCCACATCACCTAACCCATACGAAGGCAATTTACCGTTCTTCAATTCCCACAGTTTAGAGAACCCAATCATCAAGTCAATACAATTCACGCCGACAATCGGTTGCGCCCAATCCTTGTATGAATAGCGTAGCCGATTCATAGGGGATAGCGAGCGAGCATCAATACCGTTAGCATCTAAGCGAGTAATAAATTGCTTAATGTCTGCACCGACAACGAACCATCCTGTAATTATGTCGGGGTCTTGTTTCTTCATGTGTTGCACGAAGTCCTTTAGCATAGCCGACTCGGATAAGAATAATTTAGCGGGTATTTTATACTCATATTCACCTATGTTGTTAGTATAACTAACAGGCCATTGAGTCTGTTGAGTCGCCGGAACAACCGCCCACACATATTCATTTCCGGTGAAGGAATCATAAACAACAATAACCCTTAATCTTCCTGTGGCCGGACACCACTCGGCATCGAGATACCATTTACGGTGTTCGTAATTCTTGATAGGAGATTCACCCCTGTTTATTCTGTCTGCAAGGACTCGATTAACAAAGGGTATGTTTGCTTCCCATGTGTGGTCGAACATATTTCTAATAACCCGTATATCTTTCGGGTGATACACAGATACTTTGCTTAGTGCTTCACCGTAAAGACCCATAAAACCATGTTCTATGCCTACTATGTCGGAAGGGAGATTGTCCGTCAATTGCGCCGCATCTTCCTCTCGCACAAAGCAATAAGGATAGGCACTTAATTTAGTGGTTATTCTTTTCCCGTCTTCATCCCTGTGCCTTACGACAACATTTCTTCCGTTTATGTTTTCAATTATCATACCCTTTTTCCCCCACCACGCGGGCGGGTCGGTATGTTGTATTTCTTAAGCCACTTGTATATCGTCATAGGAGATAAGCCAAACATATTTCCTATGGCTGAACAAGGCAAACCTTCGACTACATACTTCTCATGTAGCCAATCCTTGTCCTTATACAACGGGTCTTGTTCTCGCTTAACGACAACCAACTTCGCCCTGTATTCGTATTCTGTATCGGGGTCAATCCATGAGATTTCATCCGAACCAATGTCTTCAATCTCGACTTTAAGCCGCACTATTGTTTTATTCTGCAAATTTACATTTGCCGCTAACTTACTCATCTTAACGGACATAATTTAATTCCCCCAAATTAGCCGCTTGATAGATTAATTCGTGTGTGGGTGTAGTAATCACCACAGGGTAGCCCATGTTCGCTTCTGTGAAGTCAAACACCGATAGACCAATCTCGCCGTCTATGTGCTTCAAGACATTCTCAAGACCACCATTAACAGTAGTCTTCGTATTAGAGAATCCCGAATACTCATAGATTAAAGATTCTGTCTGTCCTTTCAATTCGTTGCCGACCTGCACATACAATCCATCATCTTCCTTAAAATTTAATGTGTAATTATTTAACTTCTGTCCGTTGATACCATCACATCTCAATGCTTCATAGAGAACATTGGCGGAAATAGTAATGTGGTAAATAGGAGTTAAAATTTCACCGTCATTCTTAGTGTAAGTGGGGCAAGGATATTCTAAATCTCTATCGTTGTGAAAAAATTTACCCGCTATCCTTTTGGACTTCTCGTTCCATTCCTTCATCAAGTCCGGTGAATGCGGGAACGCTAAAGCATTCTCAGACACCGCTAAAGTAGTCTGTTTGCCGCCCGACTTGATACGAAGTTTGCCGTCTGTATATGTTAGATTAACAGGGGTGTTGTGCATAGACAACACACCCAACAAATCGTTGATGTTAGGTACAGGGATTTGCCCTTCTCCGTCTATTTCTTCTGCGTATTCCCTAAAGGTCGAAACAGAAGTAACACCATCCTTCACCAATGAGCAGGTGTATATGATATGTTCGGGTTGGCTCAAGTCTTCGTGATTTGGTTCTGACGATATTTCAATCATACAACCATAGACTTGTTCCATACTCTTACCCGCAACGGTTTGTGGGCGTTGAGTCTTCTTGAGAAGACGGATTAAATTATTACGGTCTATTTTAATCTGCACCTTCCATCATCTCCTTGAGTCTTTGGGTTATGTCTGATGTGGTAAAGATAGTGCCGGACTTCATGTGAATGTCGTATCTCACAGAAGAACCAACACTTCGGCTGGTGATAGCCGCTACTTCGGCATAAGCAATCGTGCTTAAGCCGCTATCAGTAGCACAAACGAAATAATCAGCCATGTAATCACCACGCAAACGGATAGCCCTTCCACTCAACCTTGCCGTCATTAACAGATAGGATAGTGTGTGTTGAGCCAACATACTCCATGTTCTGACCCTTCATTTCTTCGACTGTTCCCTTGACGACCCATTGGCCTTCTGCAAGTTTCTTATCGCCCTTGACTCCGGCGGCAGGGTCGGCTTTCTTCATGTATCGAGTCAAGAAAATTTGCTGACTAAAATATCTCATTGTTCCTTTATCCCATTCCGGTCTTTCACCAACGGTCATTAGAACCTTCTTGCCTGTGCCGTCATCCATATATTCTTGAATCTTCTTTAGATGAAAGGTAAAGAATGCCTTAGCGACAGGCAGACTGTGGATTCGGCTAATCGTGTCTCGGAACAGTTTGTTTCGCACTCGCCATTCGGCTTGATTGAATTTCTCTCCGTCTTCAACATTTACAGGATTCTTAGAGCGAGTCATCAACCAATCAGTCATGGCGTGTTCGCACCACTTTAGATATGTTGAACCACCATCGAGGATTACTGCATCGTAGTCATCGGGGTTGGCCTTAATATCATCAGCGAGAATGTTGATGTAAAAATTCAATTTGTCGAGAAGCGCAGTATAATTTACTGTGTTATCCTCATTGAAGATTGAATCATCGGTTTCATCGTGCAAAGGAATACAGATTATATTTTCGTTGTCGGGATAGATATGGTCTATTGTCGCCTTAGCGGAATTGTCTATATCAAAAATAACAACCTTCTTATTTGTATCACAGAAGGACAACGCCGAACCCGTCTTTACGGTGTTCTCCGCACCAACGAGAGCCATTCTCACAGGCACAGATTGAGAGCGCACATTAGCGAACCTTTGGCGGTAGTAGTCTTCGCCATAGATAGGTTTCGCAGAAGTCGCTTCGGACTTAGCAGGTGCGGCGGTTGAGGCCGCTTGACCCCAACCACTCACGCATCCCACCCCTCGTCTTCAACATCGGGCGATGCAACGATAGGTGCTATCTTATCGAAAGCCCACCAACCATTGACGCTCATGCGGTCATCACCCTCGCGGGTTCTCCATGCCTGTCCGGTCAATAGAACCTTAGTGCCGACCGCGAAATCAACCAAATGAGATTGTGAGGCCGGAACATACACATCGAGCGGTTCAGCCATAGACATAATATCGGGGTCTGAACAGACCATGATAAATCCGCCATTATCTCGCGGGTCAATGTGGATTACTTCTGCGACTACACCACAGATTCTATCCCACCAACCATCTTTACCGTAGTAATTGTCGTAGTATTCTCCGAGATTACTCAAAGCGGGCAAGAAATCATCGGGTAAAAATTCCTGCATCAATTCCAATGGTGGAGAAGAAAACATAGAGGTTAAGTTTTCATCTTCTGTAAATTCCGACACTCTCGTTAGATAACCTGTTGCGCCATCTCTTGATGGGCGCACACCGATTGTTCCTGTGGTAAAGGTTGGGAATTGCACATCGGCTGAATTGCCGCTACCCTTGATTACGATAGGCGACCATTCACCATTAGAACCTTGAGGGCGACCAAAGAATAGTGAAGTGCGCTCTCGCTCATCGTGTGGTCGAGCCGCACCATACTTGAAATTCTTATCGCCGGATGGGAAGGTTGGGTTGTTTGAATCCCACACAATGTAATAGTGTGTGCTTTCATCTAACTTCTGTGTGTTTCTCGGCAGGTCTGATACTTCGGACTCGGATGCACCGAAGAAATCTTCACGCGCATATCGAGTAAAAGAACCATCGTGGTTATCCTCAAAGATAACAACAGAACCATTCTCAATCAAAGTATTCTTTACTTCATCAGTCGCATTAGCCAATTGGCCCTGCATCTTATTGTATAGAATCTTACCCCATTCCTTAGCCTTTGGAACGTGAACGAACATTCCTTCGTATAAGGTCGCACCGCTTCTTCGCAGTTTGGCTTGTTCGTTGGCTATTTGGCGGGCGGCAACACGGAGAGCAAGCACCGATGCTTCCTCTCCTGTTTTACCTGCATTAAGCCAAGCCGCGCTTTGTGCTTCAAACACTTCTGCGGCCCTCTCTCTAAGTGTGTCGGGCGACACACCAACAGTCTTCGCTACTTTCTCTAACATATCTTCGGTCATAACAATACACCTTGTTTGGTTATCCTCTCCGCATTTTCTCCGGTATATAACTGTGATGTATCGCAACACATCACTACAAAGTTATGCTTCACAATGTCTTCATCAACACCGATAAGCAAATCTCGTTCCGACTGAACCGCCGCCTCAATGACTCTCATTTTGGCCGCAGGTTTAGCCTTGCTATTCACCGCATAAGAAAATATGGAGTTTATTGTTTGTCGTATTGGCCTGTCGCCAATATAGGTCATGGCCTTCTCGTAGTCGCCTTCGGCTACGCAGGACTTGAGAAAAGAATTAGCGTCTATTTCTTGTGGTTTGAGAGATAGCAAAAATCTGTCGCCATCGCGGGGAGTAAGACCCGCGAATGCTTGAAGCGCGTTTATGGAATTGCGTAAGTCGCCCTTGTGAGCCTTAGCAATTGTATGCAGGTCTGCTAATCTAACATCAACATTTTCATGTGCCGCGATATAGGATAATCTCTCAACCATCTCATCTTCGGGTATCGGCTCAAACCTAAGTGTCCTACATCGGGATTGTAGCCAACGAGATACCTTAGACAAATCATTACAGGTCAGAATAAAATAACCTTGAGCGTTTTCTATAACACCCTTTAGTGCCGACTGTGCGGCAGGGGTTAATTGGTCTGCTTCGTCAAGCAAATAGATTTGGCGATAATTACCATTCCTACTCATAGGGAGTAATTCATTCTCCACGAAGTCAATACCCCGCTCATGCTTTGTTGAGGCATTGTATGAGAACAATTGCATTCCCAATTGCTCGGCTATGATTCTCGCCAATGTGGTTTTACCGACTCCCGCTTCGGGAGAATAGAACAAGTAGTGTTGCATATTATGGTCGTCATCTAAAAGTGAATCAAATTCACTCAATAACTGATGTTGCCCCACCATATCTTCTAATTTGTTCGGCCTATATTTTTGCGACCATACTTCGGTCATTCCAAACCCCCCTCATAATTCTCCCCCGATTTTCTTTTCCATTAAGATAACTTCTAATGCAGAATAAATATTCGTTATTTCTTTACTTAGAATACTATCCGAATGGAATCTGTGTAGCATCATAGCCAATGATAGCATCATGCCTTGAATGTAATCACCCGATAACTCGTCAATGACCGCAGTAATGTCTGCTTCAAATTCGGGGTCATCCGAGTCGGGGTCAATCTTATGCTTGATTGCTTCCATAACAACCGTCAAGTAAAGGCGGTTATCATCGGTCAAAATCTGTCCGGCTTTACCCGACAGTCTATCCCCATAGGTTGCACCGTTTAACAACCCCATGAAATACCCCCATTCATCGCGCACGACACTACATTACTCGCACCGATAATTAAGGATTCGGGCGTAATGCTGAAAGGAAAATAATCTCTATAAATAATCATTCGACATATCTCCATTCGGTCGGGCTTGTGTTAGGCACTTTCTCCATATTCTTGTTTTGTGCCGCATGGTTGGCTAATTGAAATAAAGTAAATTGAATCGGATTACAAAATTTGTATTTGTCCTTAACAATGGTTTTTCCCCCTTCAACATACATCGTGTTAGTGCGAACATTTTGGATAATTTGTCTAAGAGTTTTAGGGCCATTATATTTTAGATATTGCACAATAGATTGTATTTGATAATCTTTTCTCATACCGCTCATCTCTCCACCTTCTTACAAGAATACGTAGAACAATAGCCGATTGATTGGTTGCACTTAGTACAAATCGGAATCATTCTTTCATCTCCTTTACAAATGCCTTCTCGCGGGCGGCGATAGTGCGAGGCAACGATTCAAACCACTTCTTGACTCTCGCCTCACTCCATTTGCCGTCTGAATCGGCATACTTAGATTTCCAATTATTATATCTTCTCGTTATTCTTTTCAATGCGTGTTTATCTCTCGCAGGTTGTCTGCTATTCCAATTACTTCCCATTTTATTTAATCCCCCTTTGTCTTTCTATATTCCTAACTCGTTCTATATCTTTTTCATAACATGAGTCGCATATTTCGGCTACATTACAGAAGTCTTCAAACATCTTCCAATCGCCGCAGGATTCGCATTCGACACAATCGCATTCCTCAATACCAAATTCTGCTAAATCTTGGTCGGGCATGGCCTTGTCGCATACAGGGCATTTGTCGTGGTCGTGAACCCTTGAAGGCAACGAGTCGTAGTCAATGCAGGGGTCTGAACCATACCATACATCTTCGCTTCTCATAGTGCCGACCTCAAATATAATGCTCGCTTGACCTGTGGTTCGTTCTCCGGTATATCAGTATGTGGTTTAACACGCCTTGCGGGTGATACTATCCTTCCTTCGGAAAAACATACAGGGCATTTCTCCCATGTCTGATATACTTCATCAGACACATAACCATACTGTGTATTATCTCCGCATATTCGCTTCATTGTCTTACCGTCTATGATGTGTTGCCTCATTCAACCTTCTCCTTGTAATCGGGGTGTTGTTCCGGCAATCGGTGTAGTCTTCGCTCACATAGGTTGTTAATCAAGTTAGCCGCCGACTCAAAACCTTTCTCAAATCGTTCCTTAGCCACCTTATCTCCAACAGGACATAAACGATGGCGTAGTGGTTCAATATCCACCGTATCTAAAAGGTGGTTAAATATTTCATACTCAACATGGGGTATCGTCTTCGCTCTCATATATTTACATCATACCCATAGTATATAAGTTTTTTTATCGTGAGTTTTACATTTCCGGTTCACGATAACAATGTAGGCACATATCGGGGGAATACGGCGGAAATACACGCAATTTACCACATGAACACTTCTGAGCCGCCGCTCGTTGCTTAGGAGTCATTACAGTCGGACTTCTTGTATAGATTAAATCCTCTTTCTCACGCACAAGGTATCGGTCAATATCATAGACGAGATGTTTAGCCGACACACCTACGGCATTCTCGACCTTCTCCGTTCCAACAACAATAACCTGTGTATTTTTTCTCAAGATAGACGAGAGAGAATGGGGAGATGGAATGTTCCTAACCGATTTATGTTTAGCCAAAAGTTTAGCCATGCGCTCTTTTGTGCTTTCGCCATGTTCCCACAACAAATCAACAACAATTCGGCGTATGCGCCGATTGTTCGCGCTCATAACATTTAAGAATCAATGATGGGTATTTAATCAGTTCCCAAATCAAACCACATCATGCCCTCAAGTGTAGCATCTGAATCCACATTAGAGGGAGATTTAAGATTTACAATGTATTTAGGCGCACCAAAAATAAGCACTATAAATAATTGAAGAATCGGTCCTAATAACGGAATTAGAAGTAAAATAAAACAGGTTGTTAGACTCATACCCACCTATGCACCCTCTCCTTCCGCTTTTTAATCACGGTTGGTATGTCTTTATTAACGGCTCTAACTTGATTGGCTACGGCTGGTTGATTTTGGATAATCAAATCCCAATACAAATCATCCGACCTAAACGGCTTTGGTGTTTTATCAACCTTCTTTTTTCTCTTAGGCCAATTCATTTTACCATTAGTCGGTTCAACCCCATAAGAAAGAATAGCCCTTGTCTTTTTATCATCGAGGACTAAATTAGTAGCGGCAACAAGACGATGCAACCGAATATCCTTGTTGTTCTCCTTTAGGAAAGAAAAAATAAGGGGTATAGGAACATCAGCAATCTGATGTAGCACCCGTCTTCTATCAGTCCAACCGAATAACCATTCTATTCTGCGAGAATAATTATCGTTATTTTTCTTTAGACTCGGATGGATTGCGATTCTCTCATCGTGATTCTTAGATAACTTCGGGTATTTGTCTGTGATTATCACTAATCGGTGTGAGATAATCGGCAACCATTCGTTTGCCTTCTTCTCGGTGAAATTATCTGCGTGTAAAATAAAGGTTATATTTGGTGTCGTTGGTAGTGTGTCTATCTCCCCATACATCTCAATACAGTTTTCCGTTCTGAATGGTTCGGGGTCGGAAGAAAATATAATCATTATTCATCCCTCATAAACGGGTCATTGACTAAGATGTAATCCTTGAGCCTATCCATCTGTTTTCGGTTAATGTTCCATGCTTCACACACGGAAACATCGGTTAGTTTGTAGCCGCCCACATACCACCTAACGCCATCGGATTGTATGACGGCGAGAAGGCCATCATCCTTCATGGCTTGGATTAACTTAGGCCATTCGTGTTCGTAAATCGGCCTCGCCCATAGGCTTCTGCGAGAACCACTACGCCATGTCTTCATTCAACCACCTTAAATTTAGCGTCTATTATATTTGGTTCATTCAACAACCGCATTTTATTTTCTATACGGTCTAATAATTCGGGTTGTTCAATCAAAGTATCAACGAGTATTCTATTCATCTGATTGAGTCGTGCTTCCGCGAGAAGCAATTGAGAATCAACGCCTATTTCTTTCTTCAATTGACCCACCAATTTTAGACTTGAATTGGCCTGTGCAATCAGACGGGCGGCATCGGCTACAAATTCTGATGTGATACCATCACCGCTTGCTTCCTTTTCTTCTTCCAACTCATCAAGATAGCCACGAATACGGAATACAATGTCTTCTGCGGCATCTAATGTGTTGATAGATTGTCTTCGTGCATCCTCTATGTGTTCGGCCTCAGACGGGTCGTAATCAATATGATTCTCCATGTGTTCCATGATTGTTCCTTCGGCCCATCCATGCTTCACTTCTAAAAAATGAGGGCCTATTTCTTCTGTGTGAATCTGTATCTCGTATTCCTTTCGGTCATTGTGTTTGCACATCGGACAACCACCATCGAGAACCCACCTTAGAACCTCAACGGTAAATGGGTCATCCTCACGCACCATCCGGTCTTCTATCTCTCGTCTTGTTCTCATTTACTCATCCCCTTTAGTGGGTCTTCGGGCCACCACTTATCATAGGTTTTCTTGTCGCAGGAGAATACATACGGCTCTCTCGGACTTGTCCTTTGTTTCTTGAAAGCAGGACACCGCAACATTCTCATACAAACCTGCATATAACTTTGTGCGCTTCTATTTACCCTGTATAAATTTCCAATTTCACCCGACCGTAAATCGTTTTTGTATCTCATGTTATCATACACAGTAGCGGCGGTCAATGGTATTCCCTCTTGCACAAGGTATCGAGCCGCACACTCAAGGGCTTTACTCCTACTCCATTTCGCCCTCTTAGTTTTGCTCATTATTTTCACCCCACTTTTGCGTCTTAACAGGTTCAGCAGGATTACCGAATCTGCAAGTAACACCTTTCCTACCCCGACCTGTTTTTGTTGGGGTGTATTCTGAATACCATGCTCGACCCTCAAGGTTTTCCTCTATCCACACCTTAGCCATTTGATAGTCGCCATTTGTAATCATTCTGCTAATCTCCTTGACTAACTGCGACTTTGGTAGGTCTTTCATCCAAAAGGTCGAGCGTATTAATTCAAGGTCTGCATCCATAACCCTACGCCTCATATCCAACGATTGATTAAGAATAGCCCTTAATTTTTCATCAAGTTTAACAATCAATGGGCCGCCGCCTTCGTAATTTTCCTGCATCATAGCGTAGCCAATAGCGAGCCTTCGGAATAGGTCTGCCTCAAAAGAACGAACATCGGGTCGGTCAATCCATTCCGCTAAGTCGTCATCAAAAATAATACCCGTTGGTGGTTTTGCTACCGCCTGTTCCATGCGTTGCCTAAACCATGTGCGAATCGCTATGGTTCTATTGGCTATGTCTAATCGCATCTCCGGCGAAGTGTTCGCCTGTCGGTGTTGAGCCTGTTTGAATAACCTTTCTTTTTCGGGAGTCATCTGTATGTCTATGATGAAGAATCTTCGGTCAAGCCCCGAATCTAATTCAAATCGTGCTGGTTGTGTTCCAGCCCATACTGTGTAGCGTGTAGTGTATCGAACCCAACCGCTACGCATGGCCTTCTGCACCCTGCCGTTATCAAGAGAAGTGAGCAATTGATTCTTCATGTCGAGGCTATGGTCCTTCTTAGCCGCGTCAGACATTGATGAAAATTCTTCAAAGCCTAAAAATCCGCCGCACATCTCCCTCGCCAAAGGCCGACCCACAATTTCTCCTTCTTCATCAACAGAACCAAACATACCTGCTTCTGTGATAGAGTTAGGCGCAAGCATGGTTCTAAATCCCTCTCCGAAGTCTGCATTTTGATAATAAAGAAGCCCTGTTCTTTCTGCTAAGAACAGATTGATTAGAACGGATTTACCCGAACCCTTGTTGCCTCTAATTAGTATGTGTATGCGCGTGTCCGGCAATTGAGCCATAGGTGTGTAAAAGGGCATATTCGGATGACGCAAAGGACAAGCCTCGATTGCGTAATCCCCTTCTTCATAATTTATCAACGGGCTATCGGGGTCGAAGTCGCATCGGCTACACTTGTTAAGCGCATTGAAAATGTGTGCGCCAATAGAACAGATGAATATGTCTAACTTATCTTCAACATCAACATAATGGTTGTCTTGAACGAATTTGTGTAGCGTATCAAATATCTTCATCGAACATTCCCCCTAAAAATGGCTCATCAATTTTATACTGATTGTTTAATATATCATACAATTCATCTATTATCAATTGCTCATGCGTCAAGTCGTGAGTATCAGACAAGAAGCGGCAAAGTGTATTCGCCGCCTTGCGGTCTATTAAAGTGTCGGCTTTGATATTTATTGTGAATAATCCCTCTATGTCCGGCAGTATCGCCTTTGCCGCCATAGGGATAGACCATGAGAAACCATCAACAGGTATCGTGTCTGTGATTAGTCCTTTGTTGGTAGTCATTATCACGCCTTTACGGGCTTCGATAGCCCAATCATAAACATACAAATCCCCCATGCCTAATTTTTCTGTTTCACACGCATACGATAGACAAGTGATAATCTCAAGTCCTTTATCTTCTAATTCCGGCAACAACCAATCCATCACCTTGAATAGAACATTAGGCTTCTGTGGTTGTCCGGTCATCCTTAGAACCCAACAACGCTCATCTAATTCGTTGTATGTTTCATACATCAACCAACAAACAGGGATGGGGTCGGGAAAAATATTGTCGTCATCTATTTCTAAATCCGATGAATAGATTTCGGCAATAGGATTTTCTATGCCTGTTTTTTTCAAGATAGCCATACCTGCCATGAATGCCGAATGACTCGGATGCTCGTTCTCCTGCACAATAATTAGATGCGTGGATTCAGACAATACATCATTCTTCAACCATACTATTTTCTGCATTTAATCTCCCCCTTTCTTCTTCAATGGCCTGTCGGAAAAAGTCTGGTAAATTTTTACCGCTTGAATTTGTTATCATGGCTCTATCAACAATCTCTCGTAGCGACCTCGCTCGCCAAATGGTAGTCGTGGAACGGCTACCGCCTTCTATCTTGATAGGGATTCTCTCGACCTTCTCAAATAGAGGACATCTCGATAACAACGAACCCAATGTGTTTAGGTCGGGTAAATGGAATGTCGCAGTTTTTCTTAACCATTCATGCACTTCCGGTGTCGTTGCTTCTCCACCGTTTCTTTTGAGGAATCTATACGCCTCGTTCATTGTTCGCCTTCTCGTCATATTTTATCGTGCATTCTCCCCTTCTTAATTGTTTCAATGTGTTGAAAAAATAGAAAAAGAAATAATCGTGCTACTGCGAGCCTGTTGTGTATTTATTTTATTCCTTCAAAGAGATGTAAAGATAGGTAGGTATTCCTAACTACCTTTGAAGTAAAAAAAGAATTAACGAAACCGCATTACTGCGAGGCATTTATTTTTTCTCGCGGTTCTGCAAAGTGCTGAAATAAATCATATTCAAATTGATTTTGCTCTTGAGATGTGCGTTTTGCATCTCTTGACTTGATAGCCCAATCCCGATTCATACGAAATACTAACGGTTGATTTTCTGTCTTGATATACCATTCTTCGATTAGGGCTAAGAAATAATTAGTGATTATTCCTTTTACCTGCTCTTTAGTCAGCAGGTGTGGTGGTTTGTATGCCTGTGCCTTCAAGGGTTGAAGGGGCATTCGCATTTGCTTGTCGTCAGACCATATCGCCATGAAGCGGCGACCACGCACAAGCATTTGCTTCTTAGTAATTGTAAATTGTATCTGATGGGTCAAAGGATAATCATGCACAAGAATTTTAATGGCTGTTTCTTTTGATGCTTGCGAATCGTATTCGACTTCTAAGCGATTATCAACGCTCAAAAGCGACTGATTTATTTCTTCACAGATATTTTTTAGGGTGTAAAAAAATGACTTGTGGTGCATCATAGCATCGTTCCTACAACAATAGAACATATTGCGAGTATAATTAAAGAGATTGTCTGTAAATAATCAACGACTGTTTCTTTTTCATCCTCAAACAATTCTTCAAACGATTCACGAATCATTCGCAATCGCCGCCTGTTTTATCACATCGAACCAATTAGGCATAGGTCGCCCCTTCTCCCACTTAGCGAATGCCTTAGCGTGGTAGTAGCGGCGGTATGCTTGAACCGCATTATCACCGCTTGCATGACTCGCAAGTCTTTGTGTAGTCCTTGAAGTCCATGTTAGCGGCCTATACTCATCGGGCATAGCGATAGCAAACGGCGTTAGGTCGCCTTCGGGTATGAGATGTGATAGGCCATACAGAATCTCGATGCCGCGAGAACAGAAATGTTCTTTGCCGAACCGCTTTGTGTATTCTTCGCATAGAGCCGCGCCGTGATGTGCCGCCCATAGGTAGTTATCTCTTGAGTCGCCACACCAACGGGTGCAAGGGTGATTGTGATAGCCGCCCTTGAGCGGAGTTCCCTTCTTAGTGAGGGGCATGATGTCGGGCGTAGCACCGTGTCGTATGGCGGCACTCCCTAACTGTTGAAGCAACTCAACACACATCTTAGGTATGTGTTTATCGCAATACATCTTAGCCGCCGCTATCGGGTCTTCGTCTAAAACAAATATGTTCATTTTTCTTCATCTCCTTCAAAATCTCAAATTAAACATAGGGGCGGCCTCATCACAAGTGCAACCCTTAATTTTGTATCTTTTACCGTGTTTTTTCATACATGGAATACAATGTGGCTGGTTTTTACTCATTTCTTATTCACCCACTCATCGAATGCTTTTTTATTAGTCATTACATATTGTCGTGCCGCACCAATCCTCGCACCGGATGGATAGCAGGTAACAACGCCATGTGCGCCTCGTAATATTCCAGCAATTATATTAACACTATAATTTACCTGTTTCTTGCTTGGTCTAAAGCCTATGCGGTCTGCAATCTGTCCTGCGAATAGTGGCTCGTTGGCTTCCGCCAACACTTCGCCTACCTCGCGTCTTAGTAGTATCTTTTGTCTTCCCATAAATAATCCTCGCATCAATAGTATATAGCCTTTTTCATCGTGAGTTTTGGGTGGGCCGCTTGTGTTGAGGCAATAACACAAGAAGAAAGAAGAAATTTACCCTTCGTTTTTTATAGCGACTTCACCCCAAAGGGTTAGACTAATCCACCTGTTGATTTAAAGGTGGAAATGAATTGTGTATCTTCTCCGCTCTTGACGATTAGGACCTGCCCGCCGTTGGCGAGAATCCATCCTGTGTTCATCTTTCGGAGTTTATCGAATCTCTCGTAGTCCTTCAATGGTAATCCATTCAATGCTCGGAATACCAATTCTTCGGTCATGTGTAAATGCTGGAATAAAACAACATTCTTATTTTCGTGGCTGACGATAGGCAGGAATACATCATACATAGCATCGGTCAATGTTAATTTGCCTTCTTTGAATCTATCAATTATGCTCATTGTTTATCCACCCAACCTTCGTAAATATCTCCGTCATCAAATGTTATTTTAACGAGTAAATCTTTTCCATCCCCGCCGAGTATTTCCACCTTGTCGCTCATCGTTCCACCTTGCCTGTGTATTCTGTTCCGTCTTCCAAGACTATTTTAACCGTAACTTTTTTTGGGTGTTCGCCCCTAACTAATCGTGCTAATTCTTTGTAATTCTTTTTGAAATAGACTTCGCAATTAGGTTCAAAATTTTTAGTCATTATTCTTCTTCCCCCATCATCTCATGTGCTATTCGTGCCTTGAATTTCTGCCTGTATAGCCAACGGCGAGCGGCCTTCTGTCTTCGGGTCGGCACTATTCATCCTCTCCTTCATGGTCTAATAAATAAATTGTGTCCGGTGTAATCATCATTCTTCCTCACCTTTGCTGAAATCTAAGTGGTATGGGTTGATGTATGAATTAATATTCGCTTTCCACCATGCGAGAGCGATATTGTGCATAAAGGCCTGTTGATACGTTGATTGCGGTTCTGTTTGAACTCTAATCGTGATGTGGTCCTGCAAGCCCCACACCTTCAATCTAAAAGAAAAGAGGGCATTATTTTTTATGAAATCTTCAAAGGACTCAAAGGTAGATATTTGGTCGAAGTATATGTTTTCCACCAAACCCCATTTCGTATTGAATAGAAATTGGTATAGACTCTCCATCGTTTCTTCATCTGTCTTATTTTCATAAACCCAAAAGCCTGTTTCTCTTACAAAATTAGTTATCGTCATTTTTTTCCATCTCCTTCATGTCTTCTTCCCATTTCTTTCTGATTGCGTGTTCAACCGGACAACGGCTCACTTTACCACTACCCATTCGCCTTCATCGTTCTTCATCAACGGCTGACCTAATGTTCCCCCTGCTATCGCATCCAATTGGTCGCGTATGTAGTGTCTTAGCAAATTAGTTAATGTGTGTATATTTGCTATGATTTTAGGGTCGCTAAAATCTTCGACACAATCTCCGGCATCTATCACATTGAGCATCATTGAAAATCGCTCTAATGCGTGTTCGTTCTCGTTCATTTCTTTTTCTTCTATCATATTTTTTTCTCCTTGTTTTTTTGGTGTAGTGGGCGGCTTATCCTGCTTTTATACGCCGAAGCGAACATGGTTTAGGTTTTGTGGGCTATCACCTTGCATTCGATAACCTCGCCTTACCCCCTACAAATTAATGCTAATAACTCCGGTATATAACCGTGTCTATTCTTCTCTTTCCTTTTCCGCTCTCCAATTGCGAAGCACCAACGCTGAATCTTTCATAACCTGTAAATATTCGTTGGCTTGACCCGACACTCTTTGTGCCTTCGGTGCGGCAACACCTATCCACGAATACATACGCTCGATAAGCGTTAGGTGTGCTTCTCTTTCGGGGTAGTCGCCCATATCCGCATCTATGGTTCTCACATTAGGTTCGTGTCCTGCAAAGCCGCAGGTTGAACAAACATATAACGGTAGGAAATATTGGTGCGACACATACAATGTGCCTTCATCACATTCGCAGTAATCGTGCCTCTTGAAATCCGGTGGTGGGCTATACTTTCTCATTCAGCATCACCCATTATTTCTTCCCACTCGCGGGGTCGCAGGGCGACCATGTGCGGTTGCACATTACCACCTACCCACCTATCATTCGTGGATTCAAAATCTTCTCCGTAAATAATTTTCAGCATTCGCTTTCTCATATCGGTCGGGAAAATACCGTCTAAAGAGCCGCTACGAACCTCAATCCAATGAACGACTTTTTTACCGCTTCTTTTTCCCGTAATGCTTCGCGCATACTTCGCTTCAATTCCTTTTTTCTTTAACCATGTTTTTACTTGTGTTGCTTTTACTTCACTCATTTTTTTCACTCCTTATTTTTTTAATCGTAGCCCCTATATCCTCTCGATAATTTTCTGATGAAATCGCCGTATTCACCCTCATATTCTATCTCCATAAATTCTGATACATCTTTAGGTAGTATGCGGTCTAAAGCCAAAAGCATTTTTATTTCATAGGCATTTAATTCCGCTTTGTGTGGTTGGAATCTGCTGAATTTAGGGTATTTCGGCCCTTTGATTCTATTCCCACAGGAACAAACAACCATTATCAATTGTTCGCCTTCTTCGGAAACATCCGTTTCTTCTCCGCATTTTTCACAAATTATACTCTCCATTTTTTCACCTAACCTTTTCGTATTCTAATTCGCCGTTATGAACATTCAATGTGTATAACCATTCAATGTCGCCGTGAATATCTGTTGTATATTGAAATGGTTTGTATGATTTTTGATTACCCATAATGAAATAGGTTTCTTCTATACTCTCTATTTTTTCTGCAATATAAGAACAAAGAGCATTGTAATTTGGGTGGCGTTTTATTTCACTAATGATAGGCTCAAGCGCAGGTAATACGGATTCGGGGTAGCCATCACAATGACGATACATGAATATCCTATTACCGAATTTTTTATCTTCAACGATAACATTACATCGGGTGGACAATCAATCACCCCTCTTTTTGAATAGGCCGTTGCCGATGTGCATATAGTCATCGTTAGGGTAGCCCCATTCGTTTAGGTCAGTCGCGGGCAGGTCTTCTTTCTTATAGGTCTTAGCCATGTTTATTCCTCGTAGTAATACTATATAACTTTTTTTATCGTGAGTTTTATTTTATTCCCCATTTCATCGAACACCATAAGGCCGACCGCTCAACGGTTCTATATCCATCATAGGGCTTCATCTCATATTTTGGACTCATTCTTTTGAGAACCATTTGTCTACAATCGTGGATTGCTTTTCTTATCTGATGTTGAATATTTTTGGTTTCGTCAATATCATACTCATGTATTTCTGTATCGTTGAATGGGCCATCAAAAAATGTACCCTCAATCTGTATATTTAGAAATTGACCCATCTCATTACAATTTATTTTTACTGTCTTTATTTTTCCTATTAACATATTCATTCTTCCTCACTCCTACTTTTTTTGCATATCCGACAATAATTTTCACCGCTTATTTTTGGGTGGTGCGTCTTACAATTTTTAGCGTCTGTTTTTTTCGTCATGTCTGTGTAAAATATCTTAGTCTGATTCATAATTTTTACTCTCCATTTCTTTTGCTACTATCAAGTAGTGCTTGGGCGATTAAATCGTTTCTCATTTTATCCAAAAGTGAATCCCTTTCTTTTCTCATCTGTGTGTAAGCATCAAAAAGCAAATCCTCATCTTTTCTCAATCGCTTGATTTCAGTTCTCAATCGCTTGATTTCAGCAATCAATAGGCCGACAGGCGAAGGGTGCGTTTCTCGCGGCATTAAATTTCTTACCACCGTTTCTATCTCTTGCATTTGTTCAAAAGAACGGCTTTGATAATCAGCAAGTAATTCATTCGTCAAATTTCTCCAATCTTTTCTATTCATAATTTTTACTCTCCGTTTTTTTTTACTTCCTATTTATTATTCCATGATATACCAAACGAGAGTAATTCTCCATCCATGAAGATAGCACTTCGCGGGCTTCGTCTTTTTCAAGGTCGAAATCCCTTTGGAGATAAGGTGTTGCACCAAACATATTAGTTTCGCCGGATGCCCTCAATTCCTCAAGGTATTGGTAGTATTCAATCCATTCTTCGTTGTATGATTCTTTTTTAGTCATAATATATTCTCTCCGTTCATAGTTTATAGTCTTTTTTATCGTGAGTTTTACATTCTGAACCAACCGCGCTCATTGTATGCGCGTTGGTTGAATCCGTTGTCGAAAGCGTCAGCATACATATCATCACCATAAAGCGGCGGTAGGTCGTCTTCATCAAGATACATTCGGCTATCACGAAGATAACCACATGAGCGACCAAGCCCACCGCATGATATTGCAGCAATCCAATCACCCTCACTAATCCGGTCGGCTATCTTTAGCAAGTTCCAAAATTCAGTTAAGTCTATTTTTTTAGTCAGCATTTTTTTCACCATCTCGGTCCGGTTGCTTCGCCCCGCGTGTGTCGCGCTCGCACATCAGCGCAACAATCGCTACTACCTAAATTGTAATAATCACCACAAGCCCAACAGTCATTTTTTTCAAAGCATTCTTTTGCGTCTTTGTAAATCGCTTCACAGTAAATAACCGTGTAATTCGTTATGATGTTTTGTTTCATTTCTTCTCCGCATTTGCATATTTTTTTACTCATTATTTTTTCTCCTTGTTTTTTTGTTTTTTTCAGCCCTTTTTTTAGGCACGATTTTTTCTATCGTGCGCCCGCCCGCGTGGTCTTTCAGAATTTAACGCCACGCGAGAACGACTCAAGCACCACCAAGAGTCTTCGGGCAGGTTCACGGAAAAACCATGCCTGTTTTTTTTGAAGGGTGAATGTGATAATAAAAAAATAGTGTTTGAAAAAAAGAGGGCGGGGGGTTGTCGCACCCCCCGAAGCGGAGTATCATTTATTCGTAGCCGCGAATCTATGAAGGCGACTCAAGCCCAAATTACCCGAAGGCAGGGTGGGCGAGTCTGCTCGACTGTCGCTATGGCTCACGATTGGCTGATTCTCAAAGCATACCCCGTTTTTTATTGGGGTTATATTTTTACGACCTGTGAGATTCACGGTCGCTCATCCGGTTGCCGCTATAAAGATAGCATGAAGATTATAGGTGTGCATCAACGAGTCTGCCCCAAGCCTTAGTCATCATCTTGTCGCCAGCACCAAAGACCGCGTTTTCTGCGGTCTTTTGTTTGATGCTTCCTTCGGAACCAAAGACGGCGTTAGCCTTTTGGAATGAATGATGCGTTACGTGTTCGGTCAGCGTGTTATACGCCGCCCATGCAGTGTCGCTCATTCCGCCTGTGGTGTTCGTTGGTGCAGTTTCTAACTCAAGCAATTCGTCAAGTTTACGGTTGCCCTGTGCTGATAGACCATAAATATTAGTCGTATCTTTTTTAGTGCGTTCCGCATCAACCTTTCCGAGATAACCTGTGTCTATATAGAACTTAATCCTATCATCCATGTCCATGTGGACTTCAAGCAAACCGTTGGCTTGCTCGGCCCAACGCTGATTTAGGGTGTTAGTCAATTTCAAAGCCCTGCTAAGGTGCTTGATTTTGTCGTGCATTCTTGACGAATGACGAATAACTAAATCAGATGGTTTGATTCCCATTTCCTTCATGTTGTGAAGGACCGCGCTGGTCTGATTACTACAAAACAGACGCTCAAGAGTCGGAAGGACTCTAAAGGCTTGCGAACCATCATAGGCATTCGATAGATAGATTTTAGCGTTGGAACGGTCGTTATCACCAATGGTGATATGTTCGGGTAGTGCTAACTGCGCGAAAATTCTCGCGCCGTTATCTGTTTGCCCGACTCTTTCCCACTCCGCTTGACCTGCGCCGACTAATCCATCAGCAACCGAAAACATTTCTGTTGGTTGAAGGTTGGTATAATTTTTACCAACCGCACCTAACGGTTGCCCTGTGTCGGACCGGAAATTTACGCTATACCTTTCGGGTAGCAATTCCCCTGTGTCTGGGTGTGGGATTCGCCGCTTCTCAACGGTAAAGTCCAAACCTGCGTTCTTCATTACTTCTTCATTTGTTCGGCCAACGGCTTCCTCCCCCATTAGTATGTGAGCAGGAATCGTATTACCGATTCTTTGTCTAAAATAATCCAAATTTTTTCACCTCGTTTTTTTTCAAACACTCAACCGCTATCATCGCCCTTGACTTCAAAGGCTCAATAGGTTGGTCGGGAGATTTTTCAGTTCTCCCACAATATATACTAATAATTAATAGTATATAAGTTTTTTTATCGTGAGTTATTATGTAACTTCTTTTTTTCTGCAAAAAAAATTCACCGACCCGCCCCCCGAAGGGAACGAGTCGGCTTACGTTACTCAGATTTTTTCAGCCGTTGTTTTTTTTACTCAACGGTTGCTCGGATGATACAGATGCTTTTTGGTTAGCACTTTGTATTCGCCCGATTCGACTTTAGCCCGAACATCTTTGATACTCGATTCGCCCAAAAATTTCAACAAGTATTTATTTGTGGTTGCGCTATACATATTCCAATATGGCTCAATCAAATAAATTTGCCCGTCTTTTTTTTCTGCGACTTTGGAGTTATAGGACTGAAACACTTTCCTATCATCCGCCGAAATAATAAATTGATTATTTGCTATTGCTCTTACAGATACCATGATTTTTCACCTCGATATGAAGTATATAGTGATAGTATTTAATTTTTTTTATCGTGAGTTATTATGTAACTTCTTATCTGTGCTACGGATTTATTATGTAACTTTATATTTTTTTTCAGCCCTATTTTTTTATGTAACGCTCGCGGGCGCGGGCGCGAGCGCACGAAGTTACATAATGTTAAGTTACATAATATGAATCGCAAAAAAAAAATAGGGGGGAGATTTACTCCCCCACTATTTCTTCACACATTTCCTTCAATCTGCGCTCAAATCGCGCCCACATTTTTTCTGTCGGTATGTCTATTTCAAATAATTTTTTAGTCATTATTTTTTCTCTCCTTTTTCAATTCCACATTACTTTTTTTCCCAAATCATAACCCTTGATTTTTCGCCATTCTATGACCTGTCTTTTGTTGTCTTCATCATACGGGTGATAACTGAAAATGATTTTACATTCACAGCAAATAAATTCCTCTCGGATAAATCCGGTTTGTAAAATACGGATTTCTTTACATTTAGGACAGGGCTTTTTCCAATACTCAATATTTTTAGTCATTATTTTTTCTCCTTGCAGTTTTTACAGATGCCGACTTTCTCGGCGGCGTTCCACATCACGAAGTCGCGCACAGGTGCGCGAGCATTACATGATGAGCAGGAAAGATAGACGGGAATATCAAGCCCGTTTGTTGGTTGCATCGTGCGCGTGTAGTCGCGCATCTGCGCGGCGATTTTTGCCGCTCGCTTGAGTCGGGCGGCTTCTCTTTTCTCGGCCTTATTTTTATTGACCCACGCGATACGCTCGTTGATGTCGTCTTCTTTTGGTGGGGTGAATGACCTTGACTTCGGACACGATGGGCGGTGCTTGCGAGAAGGACAACCACAGGCGCGCAGTTTTACTTTACCGCGACCGCCCATGTGCTGACCGTTTTTTCTCTTGATACCGTGTCGAGGATTTTTAGCGGGCAATTTTTTGCATGGCTCACACATGACGCGCGGGCGACCCTTGAGATTCTGCTCAAATTCTTTACCGCATCGGCGGCAGGTAAAATATCTAATCCTAATTTTTTTCTTCTGAGGCATTGTTTTTTCTCCTGTAATGTTCTTCCATTTCTTCTTCAGTCATCGTGTTCTTGCATCGGAAATATTCGTTGAGGTCAAGGTGCGCGCCGATTGTTTGGCCTAAATATGCAACCCGCCTTTTTTCTTCGGCCTTCTGTGTGGCTGTCTGAATATCAATTCGGGTGTAGTAATGAATCAAGGCCCTTCTGATTAGGCGTAGGTCTGATTCGGACATGATATGTCCATCAATGATGGTTTCAAATCCTTCTTCTATACAGGTCGGTTTTGAATCTTTCAAACCAAATAGGCTGTTTATTTTTTGTTCGCGGGTGGGTGTGTGTCTGTCCATAATATACCATTTTTTTCATAGTATATAATAGTATCTTAGTGCAATTCTCCTGTTATGTAACATTATTATGTAACTTTTTTACGCATTATGTAACTTTAGTTTAATTCAAAAGTTTATGTAACTTTTTTTTCTGATTTAAAAAATTATGTAACCTTCTTTTTTTCTGCACCCTTTTTTTATGTAACTAAATGTAACTATAATCGTGAATTATGTAACGTTTTTTTATGTAACTAATTTTATCTGCCTTATTATGTAACCTTTTTTATGTAACTTTTTTCTTATGTAACTTTTATTATGTAACGCCGCCCACACACACACGCGCGCGGATTTTTTTTGTTACATAATATGGTTACATAATTTTTTGATAGGGTTACATAATATTGGATTGGATGTTACAATGAGTTACATAATGCCCGAAAAAAAAGTTACATAATACTATTGGGGTTTTAGGTCCTTTTTTTGAGGTTTTTGGCTATTATGTAACTAACGAAATGGCTATGTCTCGATTAGGGGGTATAACGATAACGAGTTTCATTAGTTACATAATAGAAATCCGAAAATTGGCTGAATTGTGGTGAACAGGCTCGCAGTATAGCGGTTTTGTGTGGTGTTTAGGTCGCCCTAAACCACGAAAAACACCCCGAAATTATGTAACTTTATTTTGGCGCATTATGTAACTCTAAATCGAGATTGCTCAATCGTGCATATTATATACTATGACTTCCTCTCAGAAGCGGGCCGGACTCGCAAAAAATTATGTAACATTCTCGATTCCACTAAAATATTATGTAACTTCGCTAAATCATAGAAATTATGTAACATATTATGTAACAGGCAGGTTCTTAAGCGAGGGCCTGTTAGCCTTCAATATGTCCAACGAGGCAGGAGAAAAGAAGCACGAAGAACGAAAGCAATCGCTCATTAACGCGCTAATCATCGTTAAGATGATTGGCCCTAATATGCGAAGGACTCAGCCGGAGTCAGCATGGTCCACAGACCTACAAGATGACCCCGATATTGAGGCGGTAGTCATAGCCCACATCTCAGAAGATGTAAACATGAATTGTGAGTTGTATTGAAATGACCTTCCGAATCACTACAAGGGGCGCAAGTGCCTCAAGAGATAACGAAGCACACAGGGCGGGGGTGGATTCAACAGACACGAACCGCGCATCATGGCGGCTGGTAATGAGCCCCGATGGAAAACACTTCATGGAAATGTGGATTGAGAAGTTAACACCTTCGGGCAGGACACGAACAGATTATGTAACAATGAGGATGGCGGATGAAGACATCGCAGATATACAAAACGCAATCGAAGGATTCCAAATCCACCACCACGCATTAGGTAACTATGAGATTCCGGCCACGCACCTATATGCTGGCGAAGAAATCACAGGCTCTCATCAAGGTTGCACAGACCTTGAGGTAATAGTGAATTCTAACCTGTTCTGATTATGTAACTTAATGGGGGGTAGGGTCGCTTCATCCCTGCCCCCCAACCAAGTTATGTAACTTTGTCCTTTTTTTATTAATCACTATTATGTAACTTCGCTCTTTTTTAAGAAACCGATATTATGTAACATCAGAAACCTGCGAAATTAGCCCAAATTTCAAGGTCAAGAAATTATGTAACTAAGGGAGTATATAAGCAACGGGCCGAAAAAATGGGTCGCGTTGTGCAAAAAGTCCGTTCAGAAAAATTGCGATTATGTAACGACTCAAGGGGTATAAACGATGCACTGCGAGCCGGAAATTCGGAAACGGGGCTTATGTAACAAAACTCAGTATTCATATACTACTATAGGAACGGCGGGGCATGACGGAAGTCATACGAGAAAGTGAAGCAGAAAGAACGACTGCCGCAGATGCGCTTAACGCGCCGTCTGCGGTTGTGGTGTTGGGGGCGTTGTTGCCTACCTTCGTTAAGTCCTTGCTGGCCCTACCAGCAAAGACGGTGAAGGAGTTGGGCCAAAGCCTACTACACAACCACCCCAAAACCACGACAAAGAAAAACACGGTTGAAGCCATTGTTCAACGAATCAAGGACCATGCGAACCTCATCCCGATTTGGGGTAGCCCGATAGATGTTAAGACGGCTAACAAGTGGGCGGCGAATGGTGTATTTGGCGACAGGGTTGGAGAGGTTGTGAAACTCCATCATTGGGATTCGACAGACAGTGACGAGAGATGGAATGAGGCGGCTCGGTTCGTCAAGTCATCAAAGACACTTGAAGCACTCTATGAAGTCCTTGATTCACCGTTGAAGGTTGTAAGAACCACAAGGTCAGCAATTGACCGCCGAAGTAATGCGGCGGGGATGTATGATACTTCGACAGTTAGGAGCAAAACGGACAAGTCCGGCGAAGGTCAGCAAATGCGCCACGAATACAGGTTAAGGTGCTACCATCACCTATGCTCAACCGCTTCGGGTGTGCAATCATTCGTAAGAGGTGTTGGCATGGGTGCGTCAGTCGCATTGAATCCACCTGTTGAAAGAGGCTCAGAAGATTTCAACCGAGCATCAAGAGACAGACTTCACCCACCAAAGACCCTGTATGATGATGCGGGCTTACCTGTGGTTGAAGATACTCAAGAAATCAAAAAGAATTGCAGGTGTCCGACCTGTGGCGGTCCGGTCGTTTGGGATTTCCGAATCGCTGGTTCGGGTCGCTCAAATTCTCAACCTGTTGGTGGTTGGGGTTCGGTTGTGAAATTGCCTTCAATCAAGATGATTCAGAAGACAAAGGATGCAGGTTATCAAGTGGTTGAGAAAGGCATTGAGTCAAACCGCTTAGTCAATTGTGAGATGAACGACGGCTCTCCGAGAATATCAACCACATTTGACCGAATGCTCGGTTATCCTGCCTATGGTAAATTCGGACAGGGTGTGAATCAGCGAGAAGGCTACAAGCCGCAACCGGATGCTTTCACCATAGACCACAAGGGAAGAAGAAAGGGAATCCCAAAGACGGTTCACCTACCAGCGTCAATTCAGCGAAGGGTCATACCAATTCAGACACCTTCGGGTATGTGCTATATGCTCGGTTGGGTAGCGGTTCACGACATCAACGGATTGGCTCGCGGCATTGATTCGACAGGCCTTGATTATGTGGCTATTGTAATGAACACAATCCGTCATCACTTAGATGCTGGAAACGAAAAGGCTCAAGCGGGTTCTAACCTGCTTGACGCTATCAGAAATCTAACCGATTACTGAGGCTCAAATTTCGGGTGGCCGTAGGCGGATAACCTGCGGCCACCCACCATTGATTCTTAATTCAGAATCAAATGTGAAAGTTAACATCTGCTGATTCAATTCACGACTTACGATTTCACAATAGATTCAAGGATTCTGATTTGACCTTGATTTGGCGGTCGGTGGTTGCGGTCGCTCTTGCCGTTTCTGATACCGTAGCGTCAAGCGTAGGGCAAGAAAACCCCTCACAGGATGCAAAGCACCACAAGAAGCCGCCGCCTCTTAGACAGGGCCATATTAGCCGCCAAATATTAGAGCGGTGAGTGCCGATGTGTTGGCTACCCTCACGCGAAATTTTTTACAAAATTTTTAAAAATCACTTTTGCTCATCTATGTTTGGGCCGACTCCCTCATTCCCCTCGTTGGCTCGCCATTGAAGTCTTTGGTGCTTGTTGCGTGTTTCAAGTGGTAATTTACTTCGTAATAATGCGAATCTCACGGCTTCGGGTCGGAATTGCCCCCAATACTTCGGAATGTTTTTGCTGATTTCGGCGGAGATTTCTCGCGCTAATCGCCATTCGTCAAAGTAGCCCTCGTCAAAGAGTCTTCTTACTGCTTCGTTTGCTAATTGTTTTCTTGTCTTCGGTCCGAATTTTGTTCTCATCTGTTAATCACCTTTCCGCCTATACCTTTTGAGTTTCGATTTATTTTAGACCCACTACCACCGAGCCATTCTCCGGCTTCTGCCTTTTTCATAATAACGGGCATTTCAAATCCCTTAGCAGTAAATTGGTCTATTGCGTGTGCAAAAGCCATTACACAATCGTTATGTTTTCCTAAGTCTTCAATAAGACCGTTTTTCCATGCGTGTGTTTCTAATTCGTCAAAGAGAGTATTCACTTGCATTCGTGTATTATGGTCGCCGTATGGGAATATAATTAACTCGCGCTCAAACCAAACACGAAGTCTATTGAGTATTCCCTGCTTTAGTGTGCGGTTGCTAACTTTGCTACCGCGATAATCCACATTTGCATTCTTTTGCTCAATAAGGCTCTTGTATAATTGTTGGAATCCTACATCTTCGGATGCGAAGGCAGGATAACCATATCTCTTATTCCATTCGATAATCATGTCTGCTTGTCTGTCGGGTGGGAAATCATTACGCCGCCACATATTTACAAAGTGGATGAAGCCCTCTTGGTCTTGCTTGAGGACAACCATAACTGAAAAGTCCTTTCCTAAACCGTGTGCGGGGTCAAACCCAATGCTATACTTGCAGTTATCATCTTTTTCTGTTTGAAATACATCATCCATGTTGAGATGTTTTCTAACTAACTCTCTCGGATATACTGCGGCTTCGTCATCAATAACCCTGCACAAATACTCCTGCACAAAAGCCAATTCACCCATGCCTTCTCGTTGCTCAAGGAGATAATCAGCACTTCGATATTCTTCCCAAAGGACTTCGGGTTTTATTTCGCCATCGCTTGCTCGCCATTCGTCATAGTTAGTGATAGCGGAATACACGGCTGATTTCCAAACGGGGTTGTCTAACATTTCCGTGTGGTATAAATCAACCATACTCATTGGGGTTCCTACGCAGTAAAACCACGAATCGGGGCTTAACATAGGGATAATTGCTTTCTTATACCATGATTGCAGGGCTTTAGGGTTCGTATCGTCTGAATCAACCAACACATCGTCAAATGCTACACAAGCAGGATGCGCCCCACGAATTGCAGAACCAACAGATGTAGCACGAATCCATGCGCCGTTGGTAAAATGCAATTCTAATTTGTTGCCCTTAGAGGGGCTAATGTATTTTCTTAACTGTGGGTGCTTCTTTAGGTCGGCTCGTATTTCCTCAAGCCTTTGAGCGGCAGTATCTTTACTCGCTGAGATAAGCCAACAGGTAAAAGGTGAGCCATCACCCTTTTTTTCAAAAAGGCATTGATGCAACAATTTAACACGAAGGGTTGTTGATTTGGAATGGTCGCGTGGTGCAATAATACAGACACGATGAACGGATGCGCCCTTTCTATCAGAATATAGGTCCATCCATTCTCCAATGTGCTTACCCCATGTGTAGCCGAGCCACTTATAGAAATAGGCAATATCTTTCCTACTTCTCTCCATAGAAAAATTAGTATTACTCATCCTTTACCACCGGTATGAAGAAGTTACCCACTACACCGAGAGTCTTGTCTATCATGTGGCCGCACAGACCTTTGCGTTCCATAACATAGCCGGAACGAGCGTGGTATCTATCGTGGCCGCTAAGACTCGGCAATTGAATTACGGTAGCACCGTTTGTGTCGGCAATCTTGAGATGATGTAAATGTCCGTGAAACCATACATGATTACGACATTCGCCCCATGCCTGTCTTTGCTCGTTAGACATAATAGCAGGTAGCGTATTAAGTCGAACCTTATCACCGTGAGTAAATCCGAGCAGGTTGTTGCCATACTGCACATATTGTCGTGATTGAGGGCTGATTACTACTGATACATCTTCGCATTGTTCGTATGCCGCTTCAAGATACATCATAAGCATAAGAGAAGTATGCCTGTCGTGATTACCGGCCATTAGGACTACATCAACGGGTGCTACCTTTCTTAGCATATCAATATGTTGACGAGCCAAAGAGCAACCCTTCATCAAGATTTCAGCAGGTGTCGCATCGGTATCTTGCGGTGTGCCTTTGGTTGTAGTGCCGTTGTCGTTATCAACATGAAACCAATCGCTACCAGCAGTTAGGATTATCTTTTCCGGCAGGTGTGGTAGTCGAGTTAGTAGTGCTTCGGTGCTTGCGATAAGTCGCTCTTTAGCAATATTCATGTCGTATTCTTCGCCGACTTCATCCTTCCAACCGTATTTCCCAAAGTGAAGGTCGGTGGGGGATAAGACAAGAGCATATTCGTGTGCGGCCTTAGTCTTAGGTTTTTTAGCCGTTGATTTAATCTTCGGCACAATGGTTTGGAAATCGTCATAGATAGTATGTCTAAACTCTCTCCATGCCGTTGCGTCAGCCTCTAAGTCTTTTTTCAATTGCTTCTGTGCCTTTAGGACTACTTCTTGACGCTTGATTGTTAGGTAGTCTTGAACAAGTCTTGATGTTTCCTTCAAAGTGATTTCTTCATCGGTCAAAGGATTCATGGTGTGTTTCCAATTGTATGCGCGTATATAGGCAGACATTGTAATGCTATCCATTTCATACTCAGCGCACATTTCATCAATGGTTAAACCGCCGCCTTCATTAGAATAAGAGCGGCGCATATTTCTATGGTCTTCACCACTAATGACTAATATGTTATCAATATGTGATAAGAAAGTCAAATAACAGTCTTTACCTTCGTCATAGTATGTATGTATTGTTTCATCAGAAGATTGTTTGTATGGGTTAGCCTTGCGATACCTGCCGACTTTGATACGCCAAGAGTCAATAGAACGTCTTGGTTCTAATTCGTTCAGAAATACTGCAAATTCTTTATCATTTGCGAATCCTTTGTTTATGTGTTGGGCGATAAGGTCTTCTCCACCGTGATAGCGTTTCCCCATGAAACTAACGATGTTCGGGTATTTATTAAAGGTTAGGTTATATTATAATTTAATTTAATGTTTTTTTAGCCGTCAGAAAAAATAAACGGGGCGCAGTAAAACGATTATCGTTATTCTTTTTTTTCTTCAAAGAGATAGATGATTCCCTCTAACCCCTATAACTGCCTTTGAAGAAATAAAATAAATAACCAATAAATCCGCAGTAAAGCGTTTTATTCTTTCTAAAAGTCGCAAAAACATAAAAATAAATAAAACCAACCTTTATACGATAGGCGACACACCTTGTAAATATGGCTGATGAGCGAAGGCGTTTTCCCTTCTTCCGGTCTTTTCAAAAGAAAGAGCCGGTGGTAGCGCAAACAAAGAGATTACCCACTAACAAATCGTTTTCAGTAGCGGCAGGAATACCCGATATTGTCCGTGATACTGAGAAGATAAGAACCGATAGCAATTTTGATAACGAATTTGACTTGTATGATTCGATGTTAAAGTTAGACCCCGAATTGAACGGTGCGGTTCGTGCAGTATCACTAACTGCAAACAATTACGAAATTAATTATTCACGCGGCAAAAACGCTCGCATCCGAAATGCGATTAGAGAATTAGTCGAAGAAAGCGAATTAGACTTTGACGATTTCCTAATCAACGCTATGCGTGGCCTGATGGTGTATGGTAACGACATAAATAAAATTGTTGGTAAAGCCGGAGTCGGTATCACAAACCTACAAAGCCTACCCGTAAAGCAAATCACAATTGTTGATGAGCGCGGCGGGCTTGGTTCTTACTTCGTAGCCGATGAAGATACGCCGATAACAAGGCCGGTAACATATATGCTACGCGAAACAAAATTAACCGAAGCAGAATTTCCGGCAAACGAAATCATGCACATACGAATTGATTATCGCAGTAATTGGTTTGTTGATAACAAAGGCCGTAAAACCTATGGTATATGGGGCGCATCCCGATTTACTTCTCTAAAACAAGCAATACGCATGAAGTATAACACGATGAATAACAGGCTATCTCTTGAAGACGCTATGACTAAGCAGTATGTAACAATAGACAAATCTGCTATTGAGCATATACAAGACCCTGCCGAGCAACAAGAAAGACTCGTTCATATTATGGATGAAGTTATCTCATTGTTTGAGGGTTTGCGTGGCGACCAAATACCTGTCCTACCGCATTATGTTCAATTGCACCATGTTGATTTGGAAAACACCATACCAAACAGTAATGAATTTCTCGATGCAGTAAATGGCGATATTGCCGCCGTTCTTCAAGTGCCGAGAGTAGCCGCAGGTCAAGAGCGGGGTTCAACCTTTGCCGCAACATACAACGCAAACCTATGGGCGGTCGGTGCTATATCCCGTATGCACCGCATACTTTCAGATGCAGTTATGGGGCTATTCTCGCTACATCTTGAATTGTTAGGAATTGAACACCGCAAGCAAGACTTACCAACAATTATCTTTGACGCTATGGATACCGAAACCCCACTAAACACAATGCAAAGAGTATCGTTGGGTTATCAGTCCGGCATTCTCACACTAAATCAATCGTTAGAAATTCTTAACCTACCAAGCGCAGGGCGAAGTGGTGAGCAAAGAAAAGATGGTTCAGTAGGCACAGGTGAATTACCGAGAGAAAATTCACAACAAGGACCTTCTGATGTTATCGAATAATTTTCTCCTACCGTTAATACCCTTTCTTTACGGGTTAATTTTAGTGATTATTGTTGAAACATTGATAAAACAACTGATGGGTGAGAAAAATATGAAGCCAATGAAAATGAGCAATCCTAACGAGGCACTAATGCTAACTTTCGGTATGGGCGTAGTTTTAGCATGGGTAGTTATCGCGGCTACTGCTTCGTATTTCTCTATCGTTGAAGAACGCGACATCACAGACTCACAACTAACGGTTATCGGTCTTCTTGGTGGTCCGGCACTACTAATCATTACATCTGTTCTTGATTTGTTTAAGGGCAAAGAATCTGCTAAAATCAATGTTTTGCCGGAACAACTCGCAAGTAATGTAGCGGCAACAGAAGCACTTGAAACACACACACGAATGCTTGAAGAACTTAAACTAAAGCACGACCTCGACATGGAGAAGATGCAAAAGCAACACAGCCTCGACATGGAAGCCTTCCAAATTACTAACGGTAAGAAAGGCGCAAAGAAGGGCGAATGATGTATGAACACCTCTTATTTCTTACTATCGTTGGATTCATCTCATACTTTATCGAGCGTTATTTATCCTCAAAAGGATGGTGAGTAACTGCCGACAAGAAAAATGACTGAAAAACGCTCGGACTTTATGAGCCGTTGTATGTCTGATGGTAAAATGAATAAAGAGTTTCCTAATTCAAGTCAGCGTTATGCTGTATGCAACAGATACGCAGATAAGCCGGAATAATTTAATAAATCACTATTTTTAAGGCGAGGCCAATGTCTTGCGGTTGTGGTTGTGGCGGAGAAGTAGTCGCCTATGAAGATTGGGAAGAAATAGATGTTGAAGCGGCAGAATATCAAGGCCGTTCAGTAACATTAAACAAACCGTTCCGAACACAGGGCGGTCCTAAGAAATTTGGTGTCTATACGAAAAATGAAAAAGGTAATGTCGTTCTTGTAAGATTTGGCGACCCTAACATGGAAATAAAGAGAGATGACCCAAAAAGGAGAAAGGCTTTTCGCGACAGACATAACTGCGACAATCCCGGACCTAAATACAAGGCTCGTTATTGGTCTTGCAGACAATGGCGCGGCGGTAAAAAGGTTGAGGCGGCATACTCAGTATGCTCAGAATGTGAAGATGAAGAATATTGCGTAAAAGGAGAACATTGTATGATACAAGAAAAATCTGCGGCAGAAGACCCGCGCTCAACACCAGCCCCACCAAAAGACCGAAGAAAAGGCTCAAAGAAAAATAAACCCGGTTCAGCAAAACCCGGCGGAAAAGTTACGTTTGGAGAGTCTGTAACTAACTCCCTAAAGAAAAAGGTAGCAGAACATAACAAAAAATCTAAGAGAAAGGTAACTTTGGGTATGTTAAAAGCAGTATATCGTAGGGGTGCTGGCGCATATTCCACATCCCACCGACCCGGAGTATCAAGAGCCGCATGGTCTATGGCGAGAGTAAATGCCTTTTTGAAATTAGTAAGAAGCGGTAGTCCGTCTAATTCTAAATACACACAAGACAACGATTTACTACCAAGCGGCCACCCAAGAAAAAGCAAAAAAGCATCCGAAGATTCGTGCGGTTGTGGCTGCGAAGATAGTGTGGTGGCGGCAGAACCTACTCCTAAAAGTGATGAAACACATGAAGAATATATGACTCGATGTATGGCTATGAATTATACAAAAGAAGAATGTATGAAAGCACACGAAGGCCATAAATTTAAAGACCAAGATGAACCCCACGATGAAGACGACCATAACGCATCTTTTAGCAGATATAAAAGATATGCTTACGATGAGGACGAAGAAAAAAAGAAAGGGCGTTATGCTTCTCAAATTTGTAATGTTGATGAAGAATTGATTGATGGTGAGTGTCGAAAGGTCGCAGTAACCCTTGATTTAGAGTTTTCAAAGGCAGAAGCAATACTTGAGGCCACCACAGGAAAAACTGTTATTGAAATTACAGGAATAGCATTCCATGAAGGCATGAACAAAAACAAATGGTCCTTAACAAAAGAAGGAGCGCAATTTGTTGCCGAGCAAATGGTTGATTCTGATTTAACACTAAATCACCCAAAGGCTACATCGCGTGGTGGCTTTACTCGCAACATGAAAGGCGACATTGATGAAGCCGTTATAGGATATATTACAGAAGCAACCTTTGAAGAAAGAGAAAAAGGTTACATTGTTAGATACGCCGCTCATGTTGTGAGAACAGAATTATTTGAAGCATTAGAATCCGGCCTTTGGTTAAGAGCAGGGTATGGCGTAAGTATTGGTGGGTCGGGTGTGCCTGTAAAGGCAGACGATGATGGTTTAGTCTTTGGGGAAGATTTTACCTTCGACCATTTGGCTATCGTGCATAAACCGGCATACAATGAAGCCAACATAGAAAGCGTAAAAAGGGTTGAAGCACAGACAACCATTAAATATCACTCGGCTTCTGACGAAGAACAACAATCGGTGAAGATTATGACTGATGAGATTATTGAAGATACAAACGAAATGGAAGCCCTCGCTTCTCAAATCGAAGACTTGAAGGCTCAAGTCGTTCTTGCTAACAGTCGTGTTGCTGAATTTGAAGCAGCAGACGAAGCAAGAGCAGAAGATGAGCGACAGGTTCTCGTAACTGAGGCAAGCGAAATGGGTATGAAGGGCCACGAAGACCTTTCAACTGAAACGCTAAGAGGTTTGATTGCTTCGTGGGTTGAGGCACACCCAACCCCCGAACCTGTTGAAATGAAGCCTGTTGAAGAAGCCGTTGCTTCTGAGACAGTAGTGGAAGCATCAGAACCAGCCCCAACCGCAGTAGTAGCAAACTACCTAAACGGAAAATTGGTTGAAACCGATGAAAACCTATACGAGAAGGCATGGAACGCATGGGCTTCCGCATGGAACAACACACTCGCCCGCAACGAAAAGGATGATATGCGAGCGGCAAAATACTCAGAAATAAAGGAGATGATTTAAGATGGCTTATGGAGAAGGCGCAGACCCACGAAATGCAACACTAAAGGATTCCACCACAGTTAGTGGTCCGGGCTACCTTTTGACTAACGATAGCACTAACAACAAGTTAGACCTAACCGCAGTTAGCGAAGTCGCAATCGGTGTATCTGCTGGTGAATCCAGCCGAGATGCAAACCTTGATTACGAAACAACAGGTGCTACAGTAGCATACTACCCATTGGGCGGAATGTTGATGGTAGCGGCTACTGCTTCACAAACATGGACCACAGGTGCAACAGTCTATATTGCATCAAGCGGTCTTGCTACAACTTCAAGCGGTTCTTCCGCAAAGAAACTCGGACTATACGTAGGAGAGGGTCAAACCACATCTTCTGCTAACGGTGATTTAATCCCCGTTATGACCGCAGGTGCGGAGATTGCTTGATTAAGGAGATGATGAAATGGCGCAAAGTTTAGAAGATATATTAAATGTTGAAGCAGCAGCAGGACCTTTCTCCACCGGAGATTCGGTCCTTGAGCAAACACTAAGAGATTTTATCCAACTACAGTCCACTACTATTGCAGTAGGAACAAATGTTGTTGGAACACGCTCAGTCGGATGGCTTGAGTTTAAGTGGTTTACAGGTGCAACAGGTTCATTCTCCTACCCATTGGATGATAACGCAACCACAGACCCAACCAAGATTGGAACAGAAAATTACACCGTTAAGTTAGAGAAAGGACAGGGCCGATGCACTTTCCTTGACTCCGTAAGACTACGCGGTGAGTCTTTTGAGAACATTGACCGACAACAACTCGGAATTATTCAAGCAAGAGCAGACAAGATAGATAACCATATCCTATCCACACTCTATGCAGGTGCAGGACAGACAAAGGCCGCAACTTCGACCTTTGGTTCAGCCGCCGCAGACGAGGAACAGGACATCTTAGAGGCTATGGACCTTATCTTTGCTAACGCAAGAGTTAGCGGTGATGAGCCACTTGCTCTAATCCTACCAGCAGACAAGAGAAGTGTTATGATGAACACTCAACTATACGGTAACGTTGTTGAGTCGCTACAATCCCACTTGGGCCGTGTTGCTAACCTAACAATTTACTACACCCGCGATTACGGAAGCGGAAATGCTATCGGAAACGATGCACTACTACTAATTCCGGGTGCTGAAACTGCTGAGTTCTTCCAATACAACGGACCGGGATTCCAAGAAACAGAATTGACTCGACTACCGGGGGTTGGTTTTGATTGGCTACTAACTTCCTTCATGGGAAGCGTAGTGCATGAGCATCAAGACGGCGCATCAAGCGGCACTTCAAACAGGATTGTTAAGATAACAGGCGTAAGGGCATAATCGGGGTGATTGAGGATGCCTCAGAACCGTAAAATGCAAAATCTCCTAACAGGAGTAATGCCTAAGAGAACCAACACAGGCGGCACAAGTGGCCTAATCCCTCTTTTGTATGTATTTACAACTGATGGCGGGGCTACTGAAAGCGAGTCTGTTGTGGTTGATAGAGCAATCCGTGTTGTTGATGCACACGCAGTATTGAAGGGTGCAGGAACAACAAGCGATACATACCAAGTATTCAACGGGTCAAACGCTATTAGTGATGCAGTATCTATTGCATCTGCTGGTGATAAAGACGTTGTTAGAATTGGCGAGATTGATGACGCAAGACACGAAGTCGCCGCAGGTGGAACACTCAAGGTAACTGCTACTGATGGCGGTTCATCTGATGTTCCTGCTTTGGTTGTATATGTTCTCGCCTACGCTATCGCGTGAAGGTGAAGGACATGGATTTGCTTAAAGAAATCTGCAAGGAATTAGGGCGTGAATGCCCCGATGAATTACCCGATGTATTGGTGAATGTTAAATCTGATTTCAAGATTAAGCGTTGGGTTATTCGCAATTGTGCGGTAGCCGAAGTAAAGACAAAGAGTCGCAAGACAAAGGAAGTGAAAGTGAATGTCGAAGAAAAGCCAAAAGAAAGCACCAACGAAAGCGAAGTTAGTATCTCAACTAAAAAAGAATAAGATACCAATTCCCGAATCAGCAAACAAGGCTGATATGGAACACCGGCTTAAGCATTGGGTTGGCGGAAAAGGTTTTTTGGTTCGCTTGGTTAAATCTTCTCAAGGCAGACCCGACCACCCTGTTAGTCTTTTAACTGATAGGAAAGCAGTATATTGGATTCCTAATAGCGACATGGCTAAAAGAATTATAGAGTCTAAAATTGTTTTTGTAATGGATAGAACGGAGAAACCTTCATCAGACACTACATTTCTTGATGTGCCGTTGGACTACGACATGAGGTTTGCATAATGGGCTTCGTAATGGGAGATTTAGTGATTGAAGACGGCGATACCCTCTTTGATACACAAATAACAGTAAATACAATTCGCAATCTCCTTAACAGACCGAGAGGACTTAATAGCGGAACAGTTATTGAGTATGTTAATCTTCGTAATTCACAAGTGCAAAAAAAGACACGACAGGCAAATTATGTCGGAGTAACTTCGACAAATGCGCCTTCGACAACAGACATAGAGAATGCTATCAAACTTCTCGTATGTGTTGATTGTCTTCGTGTCCTTATTGATACTATACCTGCCGTTGTGCCGGAAAAAGAACAAGGAGTATCAGATATTAGATTTAACAAACAATTGGCTTCGTTTGAAAAGCAAGCGGAAGAAGCATTGAGTTTAATTGAAGAAAAAGGCGGAACGGCATTCTCGGCGAAGAAGACGGCTTCCCGTATAAGTGGAACAACAAGTAGTCAATTATCCGGTTCGTTGCATCCAACGGACTGAGGGATAAAAAATGGCTACAATTACATGGGCTGGCGGCACATCAACAGATGCAAATGTAGCCGCAAATTGGACCGGCGGTTCTAAACCTACATCTTCTGATGAAGTGCATTTTGACGGCACTTGCACCCGCGTTTGCGATATGACTAATTTAGGAGACCAAACCTACCAAGCAATACATATTCATTCTGATTATTTTATTTTTGGTGGTGCGACAACTCCTACAGTTAAATTTTCTGCTCAAACTATAACATTAACAAATGGTATAGGTTTAACAATAGATAAATCGGGTGTATTAGATTGTAACGAAACCATTTTTACTTTTACAGGAACGGCAAGTGGAGATAATTATGATTCCGCCGGTTCTGTTAATGACGCTAAATATTTCATAAAAATTGATAGCACCAATGATAACAAATTAGATGTATCAGATTTAGGCGTTTTTGTAAATGAAACAGATAGAGAGCAAACTACTTTTAATTATACACCAAGCGCGACTTCTAAAATAACTTTAATGAATGGAGTATATCCTAAAGTGACTATTGCGCCTACAAGCGGCACTACCACCTTTTACACATCAAATGATTTTCAAACATATACTGCAAGTGCAATACCACAACGCACAAAATTAAGTAGTTATCCTAAAGTATCTATGCTTGCGTTTGATGTGTCTTCATCATCCGTTACAACTACACCGCTAACAAGAAATTTAGAAGATAAATTAAAAGTGTTTAGGATTAAAAATGGTATAACCGGAGTAGGTGGTAGCACCTTTGATTGGGGCTACACAACACTTGAATTAGAACCAAGCACAAGCGGAAACCATGTATTACCAACAACAGGAGATACAACCTTTGGTTCTTCATCTGAATTATTTACTGCAAGATACCATAAAATAATTATTGACGAAGCAAAAAGTAATAATCGTTATTTTACTATTGGTGAAAACACAAGGTTATATTGTAACACCTTAATTATTAACGGTAGGTTTTATGGTAACATTGATTACCATTCATCTTCAAGTGCAGAAATACATACTGTAAATAGGGTAATTGTAAATGGTGATTGGAATTTTCAACAAATATCAGATGGTGTTTATCGTGTGCGTGGAACACAAGAATTATTACCTACTGCGTATGGTGGAACGGGCGCAAGATTAATAGACAATTATTTTTTACTTCACCCTTTACATTACACAAAAAGTAGTTTAGATACTAATACGGGTGTTGCTTTTTCACCAGCAGAAATTGTTATGCCGTATGCTGGAAAGTTAAACGCAGTAAGTCTTCATTTTTCGGGAACAATAAGTGGGTCTGCAAGTAATACATTTACAATAAGAAAAACCCTTGCGGCAGATGGTAGCACATCAGATGTTGATTTTTCTTTCGCGGCAAACACATTAAACAGTAATAATTCAAAAATTGTCGCTACTGCAACCCCTACTTTTGTTGCTGGCGATACATTATCTCTTAGAAGAAAAAGCGGCGCTACTGACTTAAATGATGCGGAAGCAACAATATGGGTTCAATTTGATTAAAAAGGTTAATACGACACACGGAATACAATAGGGGTAAGGTGCGGATAGCATGGTTGATGTTCTAACAGATAACAAAAACCTTCTTTTTACTACCGAAGCCGATAGAATTACGGTTACACCACACGCCGCACAGTTATTCAAGGATGCTGATAGCGGATTCGTTTTCTTCGGTGATGGTAGCACCACCGCCGGACAATCGGCTGATGTAAGACCCGTTGTTGATAAAACCGATGATTACACCTTTACACGCACAGACGAAGGCCGAGTAGTAATGGCTAACAAAGGCTCGGCTATTTCTTTTACCGTTCCACCAAATAGTAGTGTTCCATTTCCTGTTGATAAAACCGAATTAAAGGTTATGAATAAAGGGGCTGGAACACTAACACTTGCCGCAGGTAGTGGTGTTACAGTTAGCGGAACAACAAGTATCGCTCAGTATTCGCTTGCTACTATTCGTAAAGTAGGTTCTGACGCATGGGTAGTTTTTTCTTCTGTTGGTGTTACGGGTCCAGCAGGACCAACCGGTCCGACAGGCCCAACCGGACCACAAGGTAATACAGGTCCAACAGGAGCCACAGGAAGCACCGGTCCGACAGGACCCACAGGTCCAACAGGACCAAGCGGCCCAACAGGACCTACAGGTCCGGCGGGTGCAGTAGGGCCGGAAGGATTAGTCTTTAGGGGTGCATGGAGTAGCGGAACATCTTATTCTATTGATGATGCAGTTACTCACAATGGAAATTCATATATTGCTACGGCGGCGCATTCCGGCCAAGAACCACCTAATGCGTCTTATTGGGCGGTATTATCTGCTAAGGGTGATACCGGCGCAACCGGACCAACCGGACCAACCGGACCGACAGGGCCGACCGGCCCTGCTGGTGCTGATGGCTCAACAGGTCCTACAGGCCCGACAGGTCCAACAGGTCCAACAGGAAGTGCCGCCGGATTCGGAACGCCAACCGCTTCAACAGGCCCAATAGGTATTACATCAAGCGGCCCCGATACTGCAAAAATCTTCGCTTTTACAATTCCAGCCGGTGCTACAGGACCAACAGGACCTACAGGTCCAAGTGGTCCAACCGGTCCTCAAGGACCTACAGGAGATACGGGCGCAACAGGCCCAACCGGTCCTCAAGGACCTACGGGAAGCACAGGACCTACCGGCGCGGCGGCAGGTTTTGATACACCTACTGCATCCACAGGTCCAATAGGTGTAACAGCAAGTGGGCCGGACACGGCTAAAGTATTCGCATTTAGCATTCCTGCTGGTGCAACCGGACCAACAGGACCAAGTGGTCCTACAGGACCAAGTGGGCCAACAGGACCAACAGGTCCTACAGGCCCAACAGGACCAGCAGGTTCAGATGGGTCGGATGGGGCGGATGGTTCAACAGGCCCTACAGGTCCTACAGGACCAGCCGCAGGGTTTGGAACACCATCAGCAAGCACAGGACCAATAGGCATAACGGCAAGCGGGCCGGACACCGCAAAGGTTTTCGCATTCTCTATACCTGCGGGGGCTACAGGCCCAACAGGGCCTACAGGACCAACAGGACCAAGTGGTCCTACAGGACCGGCTGGAAGTGATGGTTCGGATGGTAGCACAGGACCGGCTGGCCCAACAGGACCAACGGGTCCAACAGGTCCGGCGGGTTCGACAGGACCCACAGGACCGGAAGGTCTTATATGGGAAGGCTCATGGTCTTCTTCGACTACTTATTCTATTGATGATGCAGTTATACACAACGGCACATCATATATCGCAACCGCTTCACATAGCGACCAAGAGCCGCCAAACGCTTCTTATTGGAATATACTTGCTTCCAAAGGAAACACAGGTAATACAGGACCAACGGGTCCAACCGGACCAGCAGGGCCTACAGGACCAAGTGGTCCAGCCGGTAGTGACGGAAGTGATGGCTCAACAGGCCCTACGGGTCCTACAGGTCCTACCGGACCTACGGGTTCAACAGGTGCGGCGGCAGGGTTTGATACGCCTACTGCTTCAACAGGGCCTATTGGCGTAACCGCATCCGGCCCAGACACGGCAAAAGTGTTTGCTTTTACTATACCCGCAGGAGCAACAGGACCTACCGGTCCTACAGGACCAAGTGGTCCGGCAGGTTCAACAGGACCAACAGGACCAGCCGGTCCAACAGGACCCACAGGGCCAAGTGGTCCGGCAGGAAGTGATGGTTCAGATGGCTCAGATGGCTCAACCGGACCTACAGGCCCGACAGGACCAGCAGGACCAACCGGTTCAACAGGACCTACAGGACCTACAGGACCTACAGGACCTCAAGGTTCTTTTGGTGGTGCTACTTTCAAATATGATTTTAGCACTACTACAAGTAAGGCTGACCCAACCGCAGGAAAACTAAGGCTTGATAACTCCACACAAAATACTGCAACAGGTATTTACATTGACGATTCTGATTTAGACGGCACAGATATTCAATCATTCCTTCGCACGATTGACGATTCGACTTCGACTATTAAAGGTCATGTAAAAATAAGCAATTTAACCGACTCAAGCCAATTTATTTTATTCACTATATCTTCTCTTACAGAAGAAAGCGGCTACTTTGATATTACAGTAAGTGCCGTTGATTCATCGGCTTCTTCGCCGTTTTCAGACGGTGAAGATATTGCCGTAACCTTTGCCCGAACCGGTGATAAAGGAGATACCGGTTCAACAGGGCCTACCGGACCTACCGGTCCTGCTGGCCCTACGGGTCCGACAGGTCCGACAGGGCCAAGTGGTCCTGCTGGTTCAGACGGGTCTGACGGTTCAGATGGTGCTACAGGACCCACCGGCCCTGCTGGTGCAACAGGACCAACCGGTCCTACCGGTCCTGCGGGCGCGGCGGCTGGATTCGGCACTCCTTCTGCAAGCACCGGACCTATCGGTGTTACTGCATCCGGCCCCGATACCGCTAAAGTATTCGCGTTTAGTATTCCGGCGGGTGCGACAGGACCCACAGGTCCTACAGGACCCACAGGACCCACAGGTCCAACCGGCCCTGCTGGTAGTGACGGTTCTGACGGTTCAACCGGACCTGCCGGTCCTACGGGTTCAACCGGTCCTGCTGGACCAACCGGACCTACCGGTCCTACAGGGCCGGAAGGCTTAAAATGGGAAGGCACATGGAATAGTAGTAAAACCTATGCTATTGATGATGCGGTGATAAAGGATGGAACATCATATATCGCAACGGCAGGTCATAGCGACCAAGCCCCACCTAATGCTTCTTATTGGAATGTTTTGGCTTCAAAGGGAGATACAGGAAATACCGGCCCAACAGGACCAGCAGGTCCTACCGGCCCTACAGGACCTACGGGTCCTAATGGACCGACCGGACCAGCAGGAAGTGACGGTTCTGACGGTTCGACAGGACCAACAGGACCAACAGGGCCTACAGGCTCTACAGGACCTACAGGTCCTACAGGACCGACAGGCGCACAGGTAACTGCAAAAACTTATGCGGTTACAGTTGTTAGTTCCGGTGGTAATAAATATGCTATAGATGGTGTAACACAAGATACTATACATCTATTAAGAAATCAGAAATATATATTCTCATTAGGAGGTACAGTAAGCGGTCATCCTTTCCATTTGCAGACTACAGACAATGGTGGTGCTTATGATTCAGGCAACCTATATACTTCCGGCGTTACTAATGCCGGAGCGCAAAGCGGGTCTATAACATTTATAGTGCCTTCTGATGCGCCGGACACTCTTTACTATAGATGTGCATATCATTCAGGTATGGGGGGTCAAATAAACATAAAAGACTTAACTGCTAATGATTTAATTGGTGCAACAGGACCAGCAGGTCCTACAGGACCAGCAGGTCCTACAGGACCAACCGGCCCTACGGGGCCAACCGGCCCTACCGGACCTACAGGACCAGCAGGTGATGACGGTTCAGACGGTAGCGATGGTGCGGCGGCAGGATTCGGAACGCCGACCGCCAGCACAGGGCCGATAGGAGTTACTGCTTCCGGTCCAGACACCGCAAAAGTATTTGCTTTCTCTATACCGGCAGGTGCAACGGGGCCATCAGGACCCGCAGGACCTACCGGACCAACGGGTCCTACAGGACCAACGGGGCCAACAGGACCCTCCGGCCCTGCTGGTTCAGATGGCTCGGATGGGGCAACAGGACCTACGGGTCCAACCGGACCTACCGGACCTGCCGCATCTCCGGCTTCTGATGGTAGCGCATCAACTCCCGGCTACAATTTCTCATCCGATACCAACACAGGTATTTTCAGAATTGGAACAGACAATATAGGTATATCAACAGGCGGAACATTAGCATTTGAAATTGATTCTTCTCAGAAAGTGCAAATTGGAGATAGCACATATAATCCCGGTAGTGTAACAACAGGACAATTAACAGTAACAAGAGATGAAACAGAAGGCTCAGATACAGGCCCAACTCTAATGTTGGTTGATGGTGATAGTGATGCTAATAACGGACCTGTTATCAAAATGTATAGAAATACAGACTCCCCTGCTGATGATGACGCTTTAGGTGCTATTGGGTTTGCAGGTGAAGATTCAGTAGGTGGTGAAAGAACCTATGCGAGAATCCAAGCAGTAGCAGATGATGTAACAAGCGGTTCAAATGACGGTTCGCTTGAATTTAGGATATTTTCTAACGGAACACAAACAGAAGTAATGCAGTTAGAACCCGATGCACAAGCAAGTGCTAAAATGACTTTAATGGGTGTATCACAAACAGGCGCAGTAGTTAGCGGAACATCAACTGCTAACAACTCTTATTTGAGTTTAATAGAAGTAGCAAGTGCAGACCATAAAGCGATAACCGCAAGTGTGCATATTACCGATTCAACAAATAATGAGGTTCAAACAGAAATGATTGTTGCTCATTTCGATGGAACAACTGTAAATTATACTACTTACGGGCAAATATATGATGGTGCGGCGGCTATTGGGGCTTTAGAAGCAACTTATGTTCCGGTAGGAAGCAGAATTTTGATACGATTCCAAAATACACAAGGCTCAACAGCAACATTAGCGGGTTCGATACACGCTACTTTGCATCCATGAGGTGATTAGATATGGGAAGACAACCGTTTAGACAAATGAAAAGCGATGGAACAATGCAAGATGCGGGGGCTTCTGCTGGCGACCCGCCCGGTTATAAAACGATAGATATGGATGCAAATTACGACCATTCATTTCACAAATCTTACGGTGCTTTTGGTGTGGATGGACAATCAACAGGTTACACTATGAATTATTTTATGCAAAGTAACGCGTGGTATGCTTATCCCTTTGTTATGCCGAAAGACGGAACATTAGCCTCTATTGAATTACAAGTAGGAACGGCGGGCGCATCGGGAGATGAAATAGCAGTAGCAATTTATCCAAGTGATGCTAATGGCGACTGTAGCGGGCAAACGGCTATTCTTCGTAAAACAGATGTTGATGTTTC